GCAGACAGCGTGGTGAACGCACCGGCAGCAGCCGCTGTGCCGCCAATCGCAGGCGGGCTGGCCAGGTATGTACTGAACCCTGTGCCGGAGACCGTGCTTGATGCAGACAGCGTGGTGAACGCACCGGTGCTGGCTGTCGTTGCACCGATCGACATGTTGTTGATCGTGCCGGTCGTGCCCGAGCTAATCGTGATCGTGCCTGCGCCGCTGGTGGTGTATGACTGATTGTTTGTTGTAGTATTAAAAGTAAGAGCACCAGTAGCCGATAGCGTGGTGAACGCACCGGTGCTGCTGCTAATTGTTTTGTTGGTCAGTGTCTGAGTAGCGTCAGTGCCTACCAAGGTGGTGTTGGCATCAGGCATCGTGTAGATGCGCTGGGTGCCCGTTGTGATGCCGCTGGCTTGGAACTGGAACGTCTTGGTCGTGTCGACGTTGTCTTGGACTGTGAACGTGCTGTCAGTTACCGTGGCCGTGGGCAGTGTGCTGGTAACGATCAGGGCTGTGCCCAGGCTGTTGACAACAACAAATTTGTTTGCGTTGCTGGTCAGCGTTGGCAGCTTGTCAAACCCGGCAGTGATCAGGTCCAGCTCGGACCGCATCGACGCAGACGTGGCCTGCGCACCAGTAGATGGGAACGACCCGTGGGTGTAGTAGTTGTTGCTCATCGAATACCTCTTCGCGGTGTGTAGTGCAGGATCGCGCTGTTGATGGTGAACGCTTGGAAATACGGCGAATTGGACGCGATCTTCAGCGCGATATTTTCACCCGTGCCATTTACCTCAACCTCGGATGGCGCAAGGGTACGCCCGTCCCACACAAAAAAGTCCCAATAGGATGTGTCCCAATAGCTTGCAACCAAGCTGCTGGAATACAGTGTCTGCGAGGCTTGGCCAACATCAGTCGACGCATAAGCCAAGTCGTAGTTGAAATAGAAGTCGGCGTAGCTGGTGCCGGTGATTTCCAACGATGCTTTGCGGAACCGCTTTAGCAATCGAGGGCTGCCAATCGCATTAAATACCAGGGTCATGTTGGCTGCAATCTCAGCCCCGTCAAACGACGTACCCGCATCCAGGCGATACACATAACCGTTGGTCGAACCGAAGAACGAAGTCTCCGATCCGTCAGGCCGCTGGCCCTCGCACATGCAAGCCACCGCGTTGGGGTACTGCACGGGCATAGCGCCCATGAAGCTGCCGTTGGCCAGGGTGATATACAAACCGTAGCCGTCGCTGAAGAAGACGCGGTATTGGCCCTTCTCGCGGTTCACACCGCTGGCAGTGACCAGGTTGCGCCTTTGTGAAATAAACGGGCGCAGATTAAGCGTCAAGGCAGCTGAGTCAAAGTTGCCAAAGTTCAAAGTCGTGGCCATGTTCATCACGCCACGATCGTCAAACGAATAGCTGACGTTAATGTTCTGGCAGCTGTAGGCTTTTGCTCCCGTGCCCACGTTGTATGACACCAGCTGGAAATTAGCCGAGCTGCTGCCGTAGAGGATCGATGTGTTGTCGTCTGAGTAGATGGCCATCGCACCCGTCGATTGATCGCCTGGCTGTACCAGGAACGCGGTCACGTTTGCGTTAAGCGCGATCTCACCCGCACCGATAACTGGGCTCCAGTTGTATGGGTCCGCGATCCCTGAGAACTGGACAGACGCACCAAAGCTGAAAAACAAATGGTTCTTGTGCACTGCAACATGGGTCGGCGTGTCGGTCGTCATGCCCGTGCGAAGCGGCACATAGACCGTGCCGTCAAACTCAAACCCAAAGTTCACGCCGTCAGCGCCGTAGACGCGGGTCGCGCCATTCAAGTTGTCGATCGCCATCTCAACCCGGCCACCCGGGTTTAGAGTGATGGCGGCTTGCGCGGCGGTTGCATGGGCGTATGTGGTAGCCCCTATGCGCAAGTTTTCGCCCGCTGAAAACGTGCCGGTGACCGAAGCAAAGGTCAGATAGCCTGCTGCCGTGTGCGCGGCCCAGGTGCCCGAGCTCAGCACCACACGCGTGATGGTGGCCGTTGCGCCACTGGTTTGGCCAACAATAGTGTTGCCCTCATAGAGCTGGGTTGTGCCGGTGTCAAAGGCCATCTCATAGCCCAACGGCACCAAGGTCCAACCACTGGTTGTAGATTTGTAAATTGCCATGGCCGTGGCGGCAGCATTGTTGCGCCAGGCATACACTGCGCCGCCGTAATAAATCACGCCTCGGATCGGGCCGCTACCTGGTACGACGGTGATGTCTGATCGATATGCCTCACCGGCCAGGTAGGTGTACTCACCGACCATGGCGTTTGTGATGGTGACAGACGGGCCAAGGGCCGTTACAGACGTTTTAAGCACGCCGCCTACGTAGACATCGTCCGACACAGCAAACGAGCTCACAGGCTTGGTATAGACCACCGTGGTGCCGTTGATGGCGATGATGTAGGCCGACACCGTGCTGGTCAGGTTGGTGATCGTATTGCCAACAGCCAGGGTGCTAGGAGCGGCAACCGTGATGGTGTTGTAGACGGCATCCGATGGATTAGGTCGACCGTCAAAGCGTTCGTAACCAGGTATGCGGGTATAGCCGCCGGTGATGGCGACTTCAAAATTGACGGCCTCGCGGGCAATTCCAGGCGGTAGTGACAAGGTCGGCGTGACCAGGTCGAGTCCGCCTTGCAGCTGGATCAGACTGTATTTGACGGGGGGCATTCCTGTGGCCATGATTACGCCAAAGGTGGTCCGCTGACCATAGTCGGCAGCTGGTCAATCTCCATTCGCGAGTACAAACGTCGGTACTCGAAGTCACCCCGCGATAGGACTTCAGGAGCTGCTTCATATCCAGCGTAGTACATCATGGCCCGGTAGACAATGGCCATTTGGAATCGTGCCGGTATACCCGGAGTGTCACTGTCAGCCGTGATACTGACAGGCTGTGTGTAGTATTCAGCATCAATCACGTATGCCTGGTCGGGAGTCGAGCCAAAGGCCAGGTCCTTCTCAGGTGTGATTGCTACAACGACCGGACGTGCGGTCGTGTTGCGCATATTGGCGTAGCGATACAGGTTTCTGAACGTAGTCCAGTCCATGTAGTTCATCAGCTGCTCGTCTTTGTAGCTTTGGCCAACACTGGAACAGCGAAAACTATCCCGCTTCCAGTTGCCAAAATCAGTAAGACCGGCATCAGTGGCGCTGTATTGCCACTGACCCCCAGTCGTATTGAACGTCAAAGGTTGACGCAAGAACAACCAATCTTCTTTGCTGGTCTGGATGTCAATCCAAGCCTGCTGCACCCAAGATACCATGCGACCGGATTCGCCGGTTTGGCCCTGGGCTGTTGAAAGCGCAGGGCCAGACACGCCGCATTCGACACGGGCTTGGTTGACAAGTTGAAGGAGGTTCATGCGCGGACCCTATTAGGCTGCTTCAGCCAAGACGTTTTGCAACCATGCACGGCCACGGGGGTTCTTGTCTTCCACCAGGTCAAAGGGATAGCTCAAACCGTGGCGTGCAACCATGTCGATCTGGTCAGGCGCAGAAGGATTGCGCGTCACCTGGGTGTACTTGGTCTCTTTCATGCGGGCCAAGATTTCGACATACTTGCGCTTCACGGTTGTGGGCACACCCCGGATCAGGGGTTGATTCATGCCGTTGCAATTGACAACGACATGGTTGGGTTGATTCTCATCAGTGGTCGAATGGACCATGACGGTTACCAGCTCGTTCATGAAAGCCTCATCGGCTGCGAGCTTGCTGAAATCACGCGACTCGGCCACGGTCTCAATGACCGGTTCGTCGTCGATGATTTCCATTCCTTGGACGGTGTTTTTCTTACTTGCCATCTTTATTCTCCAGGGGGTTAAAAATCCAAAAAGCAGACCACCCGAAGGCGGTCTGCATAAACTCTTCTAGGAAGAGGATGACAACTTACAGGGCCGAGCCAGGCATGACCATGCAGTCGTAATAGGCACCGGTGATGCCTGTTGCGCTGAGGTCGGTAGTGGCTGGGGTGAACGTAGCAGACGAGCTGGTAGTCACCTTGATCAAGCCAACCAAAGTGGTGTTGGCTGTAGCCTGGGCGGGTACGGGACAGGGATCGCCAGCTGCAACGATAGGACCTTGTGTGGTCGTCACGGTGCCGGAGGTATTGATCCACACGCCAAACAAACAAGCCTGGCTGTTAGCCAAGGCAGTGCCTGTGCTGAATGCCAAGTTGTCGGTTGCGCCTTTGGACTTGAACACACCGTTGTTGGTGAAAGCCAAAGTGTTGGTGGTTTTGAATGTGGCGCTGTTAGTGCCTTCAGCCAAACCAGCGGCGGTCAGCGACACAAAGCCGCTGTTAATTTCTGCGATGTTATATGACATGGTGAGATTCCTTAAAAAGGTTAGGAGACGGTTGCCGAGAACGGAGTTGCTTCCGTGCCGGTGGCTTTGGTGTGCACTTCAACCAGGAAGGTACCGGCGATTGCGTCAGTGATTTCAATGACATCGCCAGCGTATCCGCCCGTTGTAGTACCGTTGAGTGTGATGGTGTCATCAGAAGCGGCAGTGGCGTAGCCAAGGACCGCAGCTGTGTTATCGCTGATCACGTATGCGCGGCCAGACATGACATCAGTAGCATTGTTCACCTTGATGGTGGTGCTGTTTGATGTGATGGTTGTACCGACCATGAATCGATAGACCGAACCAGTGCCTGTCGCGTTGGGCAATGTGATTGCACAACCTGCGGCTGCATTGATTACGTTCATACGACCGGCGTGAACATCGCGGGTACAAGTCAGGGTTGCGCCTGTAACTGCGATTGGCGGGGTGGCCATCACCGCACCAATCACGTCACCGGTTAACTCCCCGTTGTTAAGAAGGCTGTAATAAGCTGCATTGCTCATAGTGTGTTCCTTTGGTTAGACGGGGCCAGGTTGCCCTAGCCCCTGGTCATTACAGAGCGGTCACACCGGCTTCGATGCGAGCCATCCATGCGTCGTTCAAACGCACGGTAGCAAACCAGGTCGAAGCGCCCACGTAGCCGAATTGGCCCAAGGGGTTAGCGTGGTTGGTCTGAGATGCTTTCAACACCACAGGCTTGATGGCAGACATGCCCTTCAATGCGACTTGGCCCCATGCGTCTTCACCGATAACGATGAAGGGGTACACGTCGACGTTGGAAGCACCAACAGACAACATGCCGCTTGAACCAACGGAAGCACCGGCAGCAGCGAAGGACTTCAACAGCGGAGAGCTGATGAAGCGGAAGTCTTCACATGCACCGATCTCACGGTCGTGGATGGGCTTGAATGTGCCGTACTCTTCAACGCGGGTGAAGCCGGGAAGGTTACGAACGTCAGACACAGCGTCTGTGTGGCAGAACACCACATAGGCAGGCTGCACAGCGCGTGTACCGAAATTCACGCCAGGAGCCAAGCGGCTGGTGACGCGGCGGCAACGGTTTGATTCCAGGGTACGGGCTGCTTTACGAATCGCATTCAAGCTGATCGCGGTGTTCACAGCAGAGCGGCTAGAGCCGTTTGTGTAAACAACAGTAGAGCCAGCCTTCAACACGCCGTAGCGAACCAGTTCCATCACCTCGGCCAGGGTTTCGCCAGTCAGCTTGACCATCTCGCCGGGGATGTCGTCTTCATACAGCTGCTCAGTCTTAGAGCTGTACTTGAACAACACGCCGTACTGCTGGAGCTGAACGGTCACGTCCTGGAACGTGATGGTGTTGGAGTTAGGAGTCACGCCTTCAGCCAACACGAAGTTGGATGCGGTGATGTCAGGAGTGCCAACATAGCGAGAAGAGTTCTCAATGGTGGTGCCTGATGTTGATGCGCCGAAAGGCAGAGTACGACGGAACACCAAAGTGTCTGTCGAGTTCTGCGGCATTTCGCGCTGAGTACCGAAGTCGCCCAAGACGGTGATGGGTTGGGCGTGTTCCAGCATGCCTTGTGCGGCACGGATCAAGTTCCGTGATGCAACTGTGCCGTAATTTTGAATAGCCATGGTTTGGTTCCTTTAAAAAGTTTTCAGTAGCCTTGTCGCGCTCTTTGTTCTTCGCGCTTCTTGGCCTCGTAGTTCCAGAGTTCTTCTGGCGACAAGTCGTCCAATGTCTTGGGCGGCGGTGTCTGGCCAGGTCGGGTCGTCGCGGCTGCGGCGAGACGTGCTCCTCGCTCTTGCCTGATCTCCGAAGCAGGTTTTGCTTTCACGGTGTTGAACATGTCCAACATCTTGATCGCATCCCTACCGTGCGGACTGTCGGCCAAGGCTTTCACCTCAGCTGGCTGAATAGCGAACCACTGGGCAAAGTCCGATGTGTTAATCGTCTCTTTCCAGTTTTCGTATTTGCCTTCGACTCGGGCCTCTTCAATGGCAGATTGCATTTGAGCTCTGAGTTCAGCTTGCTGCGCTTGCACGTATTCGATGACCTGATTGGCCTGAACACCGCTTTGCATGCCGCTGAGCTTTGCCCCAACGTACTCTTCCATCGCCCCGGCCCATTCCGGGAAATCTTGCTTGAGCTGCTCCCACTTCTCGGGGTTCTTGGCGGCATCAGCGATAGCTCCTTGCGTTGGCGCGTCTTGCGGTGCAACAGATTGTTGCGCTTGACGTGCCTGCTGGAACTCTCGCTGCATTGCGGCCACGCGACCCTCGGCAGTCTTTACGTGGTGCAGCAGTTGAGAGTTGGCTGTTTCCAATTCGGTGATGCGGGCCAGGGCCTGCTTCACTGGTTCTGGAAGTCCTGCCAGCGGATCAACTTCTGGTCCTGGGGCTGGCGCAGGGTCCTGGGGTTGAGGGTCTTGCGGCGGGTCTACCGGCGCAATGCCTTGTGTCTCGAACGCGGGTGAGGGTTCACCGGCTTCAAGTTTTGCGGCTTCTTCATTCCAGAGTTTCTGCGTTTCCTCTTCGGATAGTTGTTGTGGGTCCACTTTTCTCTCTCCAATAAAAAACCGCCCGAAGGCGGTCACTCAGACAGGTTGTGCGGGACTTTCAGTCCGGCTCAACCACTACACCCCGAGTTGCCGCTTGCGGCAAGTCGAGAAATCGTTTGAGCATCCTGATCTCACCCCTGATCGCCGCAGTGTCGTGTTCGGAGAGACCCACTGCGTCGTTTCGCACGCGTGCGCGTTCGAGCTCTGCTTCAGCCCATTTGCGCAGTTTGTGCCAGGTGTCAGTTGTGAATTCGTTCATGCCATCAAAAAAGCCAGGTCATTGCCTGGCTATGTAATTTTTGGACGCGAGGTCCCTGCCCAGATTCTATGCCAGGCAGGGGGCTGTGCGCAAGTGGTCAGAATTGGTTCTTAGACCAGCGCGGATAGACGCACAAAGACGCGGTGATCGCCGTGCCTGTACCGCCAGTTGAGACTGGGCGGATGAACGGAGGCATTTCGTTGGGCGAGTGGTTGCCGGTGGTGGTGTAGGCCATGTTGGCCGTGCCACCCTTTTGCGTCATCGGGTGCCAGTTGGTCCCATCGCTGGAGCCCTGCCAGGTGATGGTCGCTGCGCCGAACGTGCCAAACGTGTGGCAGGTCAAATCCGATGCGGAGCTGAGCTGATAGGGCAGGCCGGTGTCGGCGTTGCCCAATGCCCAGGTGATGATGATTGCGCCGGGAGCCGTGTCGCGGCTGACGGTTGCGCTGATTGATGCCATGGTGAGTTCCTTTCAGGTTTAGATGCCTTGACCGGTGGTCATTTTCAAATTCGCTTCTGCCGCATACAGCTCTTTCTTGCTGCGTTCGCGCATTGCCGTGTCGGCCAGTTTGGCCTTGATCTGTTCGAGTGTCAGGTTCTGGGTGTTGGCCATCTTCAGCATCTCGATCTCGCGCGTGAGCTGCATCTCGGCCATGCGCAATTCACCTTCTTGCTTGGCGATCGCCTGGCGCACATTGAGTTCGGCCATGTCGCCCTGGTTCTGGGCCTGGGCCTTTTGCATTTCGATCTGGCCACGCAGCTGAGCCACGGCCAGGGCTGGATCGGGCGGTGCTTGCTGTGGGTTCTTTTGCAACTCTTTGATTTTCTCCAGCTCATCTTCCGACTTGAACACCTCTTTGGGATCGATGTGCTGAGCCTGAAGGGCTTTCTCGAACAGCTTCTGGGTGTCCAGGTAAACGCCGTAGACCGGGTTTGCGCCAGCGGCCAACAGGTTCAGGAACGCCTGGTTCTGAATGTCACGGATCAGCAAAGCCGATGAGCCGCGAGCGTCGATGCTGAAGTCGCCCTTAATCTCTTCGTCTTCGTTGTACATCATGTTGTAGTCGTAGTACCGGCGGATGTGCGGACGGGTGACCATGTCATCGAACTGTTTGACCAAGCGGCGCAGCACCACGTTGGCGCTGTTCATCAGCATCTGCATGCCGCCGACGGTGTCAGGTGCTGCACCCTTCTCGCCCTGCATGAGGACCGGCACGCCGGTCTCCATGTCGGCCAGCTCCATGGCCATCTTGATGATGCCTGACAGCTCAGTCTGGTGGCTGTTGAATTCCACGGCGGTGAATGCCTTGCGCACGTCGTCCACTTCATCGGTGGCAAACCATATCTTGCGTGCGCTGATCTGCCACTGCTTGTCAGCTGGCTGGATGGCTCCAGCCTTGACGATGATTTGCGGACCGCTGGACACGCCTGCGTTGTCCATCATCTGCCGCCATGCAGCGTTCAGGACCTTCTGTTGTGCACGCATGAGGTACGGGATGCCGTAGCCCCACACGCTGTCGGCCACACGCTCCCAAACGTAGAAGTCATAAGGCAGGTCGCCACCTTCAAGCGGGTTCAGGAATGCTTTGACGATCGTGCTGTTGATCATCACGACGCACGCGCTGACCGCGCGGAGCTCGTCCTTCTCGCCCAGCTTGATGCCTGCTGCTTCCAGGTCGTCGTGATCGACTTCGCCCCAGTAGCTCCACATCTCATAGACATCGCGGGCGATGTCGCGCTGATCTTCGTCCTTCAGTTCCTGGAAGGTGGCCGACTTCTTTGGGCCTTCTTCCAGCACCTTGCGAAGCTGCTCTTTCATAAACCCTGGCTGCTTGGCCAGGTCACGAACCTGGCGGCTGGTCATCTGCTCACGCTCGTAGATGCCCTTGCCGTTGTGGATCGAATCGCCACAGCCTGGGTCTGGCCAGACGTTGCGAGGGTCAATGCTGAATGACGCGGGTGTCACTTCGGTCACGATGTCCAGCTGGTGGATCGTGTTGCCTTCCATGTCCTTGTATGGCTGCCAGGCTTTGCGCGTGAGGTTGGTGACGATTGGTCCCTTGATCACACCGGTGCCCAGGCGTGCCGCGTTGTGAATCACTTTGCGCAGCTCGCCGTTGTAGTCGCACTCGACCAGCTGGTCTTCGATCTCCAGCTGCATGGCATCTGCCTTCTCGCGTGCGGTCTGCATGGCCGCTCGGGCGATGTCGCGCATGGCCAAAGGTTGGCCAGTCTCGGGATGGGTCAACGGCTGACCGGTTGTCTTGTCACCGGCCATCTGGTTGTTGCGGCTCATGGCCATGAGCTTGGGCTTCGGTGTTGGCTTGATGCCCCAATTGCGGTCGTCGGTGGGCAGCAGAATGTCGGAGATGCGTGCCTCGGCTGCATTGGTTTTCTGTCTGGTCAGGCCAATGTAGACGGTCGAGCGGTGAGGCTTGGCGTTCTGTGTGGTGACCGGGTAACCCTGCTCAACGCTGGTCATCATCTGGCTGGCTGCCTTGTTGATGTTGTCCTTTGCGTTGTATTGGTCCTCGTCTTCGAGCCAACGCTTGTCTACCCCATAGCTGTAACGGGCGCGAATCCAGTCATCACGTTGGGATGAGAGGGATTGGCCAAACGCTTGCAGACGTTCCTGCGTGCGCTCCATCTCCAGCTGGGGATCGACAACGTCTACTTCTACATCGATTTGTTGGGGTTGCATGTGTTTGTCCTGTTAAGCCGGGCGGTTCATCTGGGCAGCAATGATGCCCGTGCCCATGGTTTGTCTGATGTTGCGATTCTCGGGGTTGACTCCAGTCTTGGTCGCCTGACCGTCGACCAGGCCACCTTGGACCGGTTGCAATGTGGGTGGCCGCTGCATGACCTCTTTGCCTGAAGGCATGGTTTGCGCGTTCTGCGATTTGGCCCCTTGCATGGCTGCATCGCGGGCAGCGGTTTGATTCATCGCAGCGATATTGGCTTGTGCAGGTGGCACGTCTTTTTGCGGCTGCATCATGTTGTAGGGTTGGTCCATGGTCATTTCCGTTTCTGCAATTTGATGCCTGGCTCGGTATCGTTAAGGTATTGCTTGAGTGCCCAATCAGGCCAGTGCTTAGCATTTGTTTCGCTTGGTTCAAAAGCCACAAAGCGGCCCTTCTTGTCTTGTACCCAACGACCACCGTTTTGTGGATTACCTTCTTCGTCCGGTGCGCCATGGTACTGGCTCTGTTCGCTAAAGGTTGGGTGGTTGGGTTTCTTGTAAGTATCTGCGCCATGGCCCCGCTCATCGCGCGACGCGCCAGCTTTCCAATCCCCGCGCATGTCATAGTCAATTTCGTCTTTGCCTACATCGCGTTTGCGTTTGGCACTTTCGTCCTTCACCCATTCCTGGTATTTGGTTTCTTCCTCGGGCGACAGCTCGGTGTTGTACTTGCCCTTGAAATACTCGTCGTCCATGTCAGTATCCAGTCACAGGGTCGAACACGCCGAATGGCGTGATGTTGGGAATCTTGTTGCCACGGATGCGGACTTCGGCTTCTTCCTGGGTCTTGGCGAACCGGCGCATCATGATGGCGTAGCGTGTGGCTGACAGCAAATCGTCGGCTTGCTTGACGACCAGGCCGTCTTTGCGGTGATACAAGCGGAACTCCTCGAACCAATCTTCCAGGTGCGAGAACACACGAAGGCGCATGGTCTGCATGCGTGTCAGCATCTCAGACAGTCCGGCCTCCACGCCGTTGCTGCCGTCCTCGAATGTAGCTCTGTCCTTCAACAGGTTCAATCCTTGGTCGCGGTACTGCTTGGCCAACTGCTCACCCGACCCGCCCTTGTCACGCTGCAAGCCGTCATGCGGCCAGGCCATTGGCACCCAATCGCCCCTGGCCCGAACGGCCATGGCGTGGCCACCGATGCCAGGCTCACTCTTGCGGTAGCAGTCAGTGACGTAGATCGTATCGCTGTCTCGGTCCCATGCCAGCCAGACAACAGCGGTCGGGTGGTCCACACCGAAGTCGATGCCGGTGATGCGCGGCCAGTGCGCTGGGATCGGGAAAGCTCGCACCTTGATTGCCTCTTCGGCAACCGGGAAGATGCGGCCACTGCCCAGGATAGGAATGCCCTTTGCCCGTGCTTCGCGTTCGTGCTCAGGGTACGCGGCGATGATGGCTTCGCGCTGCTCTTGCGTGTAGTGCTCAGCATCGTAGATCGTCATGTTGGTGACGTTGGTGCCTGCTGGCTTGTCGATCAGATAACGCTTGACCACATCGGACATGCCCAGCAGTGGTGTGAAGGTGACGCACACCTGACCGCCGACTGCCTGAGTGCGAGTCAGGCCCTCAGAGTAAACACCAAGCGGTGGCTCCTCATCGAACCACACCCAGTTAACCGTGTCGGCCTGCCACTTGGTGCGGCCCTGGTCGTATGAGTTGAACTGAATGACCGAATCCTCGCCACACTCATGACGCACGACGATGCTGGACACTGCGTCCGGCACGCCTTGCTTCATGCTGGTGTCGCGGATGCACTCATGCGGAATTGATCCAGTGCCCCATTCGTCGCGAACTTCAGGCGGGCCAAGCAGCAAACGCTGCACGCCTTTGCGCGTCAGTTCAGCTGATTCGGAGCCAACCATTGCGCGGATCGCATAGGGGAATCGAGTGCCCTTCCACCAGGCAGGGTAGCGGCCAGTCAGGTGCATCGCTGTCTCGAATGCACCGGCCCATGTCTTGCCCAACTGGTTACCGGCCATGAACAAACGCTCACGGAACGACGCGCCAGCTGTGTGGAAATCGACCTGCTTGGCGTATGGCTTGTAGGTGGCCAGGCGGTTGCGCTTGGCGCGAACTTCGCGAATGCGCAGCAGCTCATAGACTTCGAGCTTCTCTTCGTGATTGAGCAATGACAAATCAAGTTTCGAGAGGTCGAGGTCGTCAATCTTCATTTGCGTGCAGCCTTTGACAAGAACATGGCCAATCGATTGTCGAGCTGTTCGGCTGTGAGCTCCAGGTTGCCGGAGACTTTCATCTCGACAGACTTGAGCTTTGGCTGCGTGTATTGCAGCATCTCGTTGAGCACGCGCAGCTTGGTGTCTGCGTCGATGGCATCAACCATCATTGGCTTTTTGGTTTCGGGGTCAATGCGCGGCTTGCCATTCGCATCGCGTACTGGCACCTGACGTTTCAAGATGTTGATCATCTCGACCGCCGGGTCCATGCCAGCTTCCTTCAGCGCCTCGGCCACCGCCTTGAGGTTGATGCCCATAGGCTTCTTGCTGGAGGTTTGCTTTGCATGCCTGCGAGCTGGAGCTGGGCCAGCAGCCTCAAGGTCCTCAACGGACGCGAGCCTGGGCGGCGCACCTGCTAGTTCGGCCAATCGAGTGGCTCCGGTTTTCTTTCCCATGTCAATCCTTCATCGCTTTGCGAATGATGCCGTTGCGGTTGCTGATCGCTTTGGCCTTGGCCTTTGCGTCTGCTTTGCTTGACGCGCCCCAAGCCTGCAAGCTCAACAACAGCCGGGTTGGCTCGCCGTTCTTGCGTTCGGGACCAGGCATGTTGCCCATTCTGGCCAGGAAGCTGGCACGACGTGGATTGTCGCCGGACTTGACCGGTGCTTTGAGATTCATGCCCTCAGCCTTGGCGCTCGCGCGGCCCTTTGCATTGAGACCACCCTCGGGGTTCTTCCCTTCAGATCGTTGCCATGCTGGGGTTTTCATTTGCTCATCGCTTTGCGAATGATGCCAGGCTTGGCCGTCTTGGCTGATTCGCGGAAAGCCTCTGCGGTCGGTGCACCCTTGGTGCCCGGCTTGCGCATGTGCTCACCGCTGCCAGCTGCAATGCGTTCTTGCTTGGCATGGATGTTGGCGTACAGACCGGGCTTCATGGCTTCTTCGGTTGCATGGCTTTGCGAATGATGCCCGTGCCCTTGTCGGCCTTGTTGTAGTCCTGCGCCACAGACACAGGAACGCCCACCTTCTTTGCGAAGGCGGGGTTGTGAGCGGCTGCGGCCATCATCCTGGCCTGGGCAGCAGACTTGCTAGGCATTAGATTTTGCCGTTGATCAGGCCGTTGTTAAAGCCTGCTGGCGCTTTGGCCATGCCGCCCTTGTACGCGGTCTGGGTCTTGTCAGTGCCAGGCAGGGGAACAGACACTTTGGCGGGCAATGTGCCAGCGCCTTGTGTCTGATTGCCACCACCGCCGATAGCTGCACCGGTTTTCATCGGATCGCCTGCGGCACGCATGGTGTTACGGGATGCGGGGTTTGAATAGCTTTGCATAATTTTCTCCAGGGTTAGGCCATCAGGCCAGGTTGAGGTGGGCGCTTTTGGGCCTCTTGCTCCCACATCTTGCCGTAGTTCTCCGGGCCTTCAGTGGATTGCTCTTGTGGGTTTTCACCCGATTCTTCCTTGAGGATCATGCCTACATATTGCAAGCACTCGTCGGGGCTTTGGCATTGGTACGGCTCGCCACCCTCGCTCGTTTCGACAGTGAGTTTGCCGTCGTCGCCGACGGTGATTGTGATTTGTTGCATGGTTTTCCCAATGAAAAAAGCCGCCTGAGAGGCGGCTTGCTGACAGATTTTTGAGACGCACGGTCCCGCAAAAAGTGTATCCCAGCGTGCCAACCCGGTCAAGTGCCTGAAAACCACCAAAAAATCAAAATATTTGTTGCGTAAAAACAACGCCGGCAAAAAGATTTGTGTTGTATTTTTGCCTAAACTTAATATTTACTTGACAGTGACTGTCAGTGTGCTACATTTACTTCGTGGTCGGTAACGACCCAGCCCCGAAGGACCAGGGGGATACAAAAAGGGAACCAGCTGATTAAGCAGTACCGACCAGGGAACCTAAAGGCCAGACCGCTAAGAACCAGTCCCCAAGACTGACGAGTGCGAAGGATGGACCAGAGGGCAGCGTGCTGCCTTCCGGCGGTGTATCCAGGCGACCGTGACTGCTTGGTACTTTGGAGATCAGCATGGAAAAAGCACTTGCCAAGATCGACTTCAACATCAAGATGTTTGAGTCGTATCGGCCTGATGCGCATGTAACTGCCACGCTCGAACGGCTTCGGTCGGATCGCGCTGCCCTGGTTGCATACGCCAACAACGAACGGACCAGAGAGTCCTTGCCTTACTCAGCCGCCGAATGGCTGATGGTCATGCCCGACTGGGCTACTTACGGAACTTAACTTCAAGGGGTAAACATGGAAACTTTGCAATCGCGTTATCAAATTTACGTGGCCTGTGCCAGGGACCTTGGCTGGCCAATCAAAACCTTCGAGGAGTGGTTGAACTCCTAACCCCCAGGGCTTCGGCCCTTCCAATGCCCGGCGTGCTCGGCATTGGCGGTGTATCCAGGCGACCGTAACTGCTTGGTACTTTTAGGAGATAGACATGCCAACTGTCGTTTTGACAATCAAATCGGTGTACGGCCTTCCCAAGGTTTACCCAGCACCAGGCAACCGCACTGCTGAGTTGCTTGCTGCCCTGGTCGGCACAAAGACTTTCAGCACCGGCGACCTGGCCGTGATCAAGGCCCTCGGTTACGAAATCGAGTACGTCAGCGCCTACACACCGGAGGTCGTATGAAAAAGTACCGCGAAATACCGATCAGCGTACAACTGATCGACCTGGAAATGCCGCTGGTAGAAGTAGGGGGCAAGCGTTTTGACACCTTGCGCGAAGACTTCTACGACAACGCTGTCAACCTTATGCGCGTCAATCGCACATACACCCCGATCTTTTCACCCTACGACATCGCGCTCAGCGGTGGCGAACCTTACTCAGTTTGGAGATAAACATGGACATCACAACCGCAATCAAAATCATCGACGACAAGCGCGAGATTTACGGCATGAGCTTTTTCGACATGCTGCTCGTCATGGAAGAGATGCTCGCTGCCGACGAACTCGACAACCGGGAAGCTGTTGCCTTCCGCGTGTTTATGAGGGAAGGTCGGAAACTGTTTGCCCCCGCTTAACTTAAAGGAGATCACATGAAATTCATCGCATCAAAAGGCAACGTCGAAATCTGGGCTGAGTTCAGCCAAGCCGCTCAGGTTTATGAATTGTTCTTTGACAAAGACGGCGACAGCTACACAGGCTGGAACGTCGATTCGCTCAAGGATGCAAAGGCCGCTGCAAATTACATCTTCGCTGAACAGATGGCCGTTTGATCCCAGCGTGCTGCACCGTGACAGGGTGCAGTGCAGTGTGATCAACACTCCGAACCAGCCGGTCGCTGGTGTTTCTTTGGAGATTCTTATGGATACCACCGCTTTGAAGATGGTCGACGAGCTCGGCCTGTTGGAAGACCAGATCGACGCCTTGCAAGAACAGGCCGAAGACTTGAAAAACAAAATCAAGTTGCTGGGTGCTGGCACTTACAGAGGCAGCATGTACGTCACCACCGTCAAGCTGACGCCTGAAAAGAAAAGCGTTGCTTGGGCCAAGGTTGCCCAGGAGCTCGAAGCTCCCGCCGACTTGGTCACCAAGTACACCACCGTCAGCTACAACTTGCTGGCCGCTCAAACCGAACCTTTGGAGAACTGACATGGTTGACCAAATGTACGGTTGCGACATCGATGAATTCATCGCCAGCGTGGTCGACTCGATCACGTACCAGGTTGCTGGCGTCAACATGGTCGTCGCGGGCTTGATGTCCGACGCCCAAGAACAGATGGCCTTCGGTGACATCGAAGGCGCTCGGCAATCTCTCAACAAAGGTAAGGCCCTGATCTTCCGGGCCATGAAAGGGGAATTGGAATGCTGACACTCAACGACATCGCCGCGATTGAGTCGGATGACGAAGTCACCGAACTCGACTTTTACCTGGCCGTGCAACGCGCCATCAACTCCGGTGCCTGGTCGCTGCAAGGCAGCTATGGCCGGGTGATGATGGACGCCATCAGCTCTGGCCGTTGCTTGCTCGGACCAGCTGCTGCCCGTGACTACTACGGCAACGTGATCCCCTCAAGGGACGACGTGAAAGAAGGCACCAAGGGCAGCATCAGCTTTGTCGAAGCTGCTATGGGTGGGGACTGGCTTTTTGAAATGGAGGGCGCATAGCCCTTGCAATGCCCGGCGTGCCGGGTATTGGCGGTGTATCCAGGCGACCGCAACTGCTTGGTTTTTTGTAAAGGAAATGAATCATGTCTCACGAACTCACAACCCGCGCTAATGGCCGTGTCGAATTTGCCTACTTGGCTTCGGACGGAACACCCTGGCACGGCCTTGGCCAAGCACTCGCCGACGGCACCAGCCTCGATGCTTGGCGCGAGGCCGCTGGCATGGACTGGAAGATCAAGCGTGGCATCGTCCGCTTCAACACCGAATACAACGGTGGCCAGGTGGAATTGCCGGACCAGCACGTTCTGTTCCGCTCCGACACGAAAGCACCCTTGGGTGTCGTGTCCCGCAAGTACCAGGTCGTGCAGCCTGGTGAAGTGATCGAGTTCTTCCGCGACATCGCCAAGGCCGGTGGCCTGGAGTTGTCAGCTGCTGGCACGATCTACGGTGGCAAACGCTTCTGGGCTACGGCCAAGATCGGCGAAGCCTCTCCCGCTTCACTGGCCGACAAGATCGGTGGCTACATCCTGATCAGCACATCGGCTGACGGTTCGTTGTCCACTGAGGTACGTCGTACCACTGTGCGTACCGTCTGCAAGAACACTTTGCAGATGGCCATGACCGACGCTCCCGCGTCTTTCAAGGTAACTCACCGCTCTGTGTTCAACCCCGAATCGATCAAAGAATTCATGGGCCTGAACACTGCTGCATGGGATGCCTTCCGTCACACAGTGACAAGCCTGGCCAACGTCGACATGCACGAAGAGGAGGCCGGTGACATGGCTGTTGCGCTCTTCGGTGGTGGTGAAAAGGCTCGCGAGTCTGCTGGCTTTAAGAAGGTCCTCGACCTTTTCAACGGCGGCGGCATGGGCTCCACCATGGACGGTGTCTTCGGTACACGTTGGGGCTTCCTCAACGCGGTCACTGAATACGCTGACCACCACGTCCGCGCTCGTAGCGATGAGAACCGCTTCGTTGCATCCCAGTGGGGTGCAGGCGCTGACCTCAAGTCCCGCGCTTTGGACTTGTTAACCGCGTAAGCACAGCGGTGCAGGGCATCCACCCGGGTGCCCTGACCAGTGCGCTTGCACACCGATCTGGCCGGTTGCCAGGGATCAGGAGGACTGACATGACATATTGGGAAAGCAAAGGCCAATACCAGGCCAAGGCAGATAGCCTCAAAGACTTGTTGCCATTCTTTGGCCCCGTGCCAAAAGGAAATACTGTCAACAAGCACCTTGAGAAGTTTCGTAAGGCATCGAACTGCTACTACGACTTGTACAACAACGGGCTTTGCAATATGGCCCGTGAATTCAGCACCGTGTTTCGCATCCCTGGCGTATCAAGGGAAATCAAGCAGAACTACGGGCGCTACGACATGATCAGCAAGTCAACCGCTGATGCAATCGAAGCCAAGTTGGACGAAATCATTTTGGCTGCTGCCAAAGAACAGGGGATCGAATGAACCGCGAAGCCATTGCACTCACCTTCGTATACATCGCGGCCATGGCCGCTTTGTTGATGGACATTTTTATCTGGAGACCACTATGAGCAGAGCCCGTTATGCCAAAGCCGTGGCTATGGCCGTTGCCGCCCACTACGGCGTATTCAGAACCGGCACGACCGTGCCCTACATATCTCACCCGCTCGCTGTCTCGGCCATGGCCATGGAGTACGGTGGCAGTGAGGACGTTGCCATTGCAGCCGTTCTCCACGACGTGGTCGAAGACGCTGGTCGGGCGTACATCGTCCCGATCAGAGAAGAGTTTGGCCCCTATGTCGCTGACCTGGTGATGGCCGTCAGCCACCTCGGCAAAGGCACTTGGAAAGAAAAAAGAATCGAGTACCTGGCTCACTTAGCCAAGGCAAGCAACGACGCTCTTCTGATTGCCGGGTCTGACAAATTGCACAACGCCAGGGCGATCGTCTCCGACGGTCCCACAGTGTTTGCAAAATTCAAGGCACCCAAGGAAGACGTCTTGTGGTACTACACCGAATTGGCCAGCATCATCGCTGCCAGGGGTGCGCCCATGGCATCCGCTTTAACTGAAACCGTAGCCAAAATGAAGGAGCTCTAATGCCTAATCTCTCGAACACCAACATGCTCGTCACGCTGCCCAGCGGCAACCGTGCCGTGTATTCGGTGCAACCACAACACATGCCCCGCGAGGGCATCCTCGAATCCTCTCGATGGCCAATCGACTACGGTCGCCAGGTCGCACACGAGCTGGACGGAGTTTGGTATCGGCCAGACGGCTGGACCCAGATCGATGACCCTAAGCTGGTCGCCTTGTTTGAAAGATGCCCGGAGGTGACGACATGATCGATGTCTCCGACGACTACAAACTGCACGTCGCGGTCACACCGACCCAGACTTTCGACCAGTACCACCTGAAGATCGAGTCCCAGTGGCTTGCAGCCAAGGACCCCAACGCCAGGCAGTTGGCCTACTCGGTCACACTGCCCCGGCACCAGATGCGTGCTATCGCTGTTGCAATCTTGGAGGGCTTGACATGAACCTCCTCGACTTTGACAAGTTCATCTACGACATCCCGTGGTCTGACAACGTGCGCCACAAGCTGCGCGTCATGGCCGATCGGGACGACCTGCGTTACCTGGTAGCCTGGGGCAACGCTGGCCAGCCTTCGTGCTCTGCCTTCACCGGCAAACCCGATGCTTGGCCAGACGCTGCCTTCGCTATCTGGTCCAAGCGCGGAGACGATCCACGAAATGCGGCACAGCCTTTGTCCAAAACCATGCAGGCCCTGGCCTTGGTTCTCGATGAAGGCATGACCGTGTACGCTGCTGCCAAACAAGTCGGCGTGCACGAGTCAGCTGTTCACCGTGCGATCAAGAGGCGTGAAGGCAGAGACATCTGCCCTCACTGCAACCAGGTCATCAGAGATCAAGGTCCTGCGCCAGTCGGCGCATGATGCTGCCCGCGATCTCCCTCTCCAGGCTCATGATCACTTCGATCAGGGCCTGTTCTTCTTCACCAATCAAAGGTCGTCGACCGGTGCCCCGGCAGTCGACGCAAACCTCACCGTTCAATACCGGGGCTCCTTCTATCGTTCCATACCCACGGCCCTTGCATACCTTGCAAACATCGTTGGCCAGGTGATCCAGCACCACATACACCACCCTGGTTTCATACCCCCTTGCAATCAAACCCTCCGCGACCTTAAACACCTCGCGCGTGTCACCGGCATATCGCCACCTCCAAATCGACAGCCCCAACGGGTTGCTCTGTCCCGCCATCCCGCATGCCCTGATGATGTCAATGTCACCCAGGTCATAAGACGGTGTCTCACCCAAGTTCTTGCTCGTTTGCGCACTCGTTATTTTTTCTTTGCTTGTCATGATCGAATCTCCTTTACTGCATCCATCAAAGCCTGCTGCATGTCGCCCTTGTTCTCAAGAACCTGCATGATCCTCTCATCAATCGTGTTGATCGCAACCAGGTGGTGCACCGTTACCTGGTGCTTTTGCCCTGGTCGTTGAAGCCTGGCGTTCGCCTGTTCGTACAGGTCCAAGCTGAATGGCAGGCCATACCAGACAGCCACATTGCCGCCCACCTGTAGCCCGTCCACGCCATGCCCGCCGCTTGCTGGGTGCATCACCATCAACTTGATATTCCCCGCCTGCCAATCGTCCAGGACATCTTCGCCGGTGAACTTGACTGCCTGGGGAAACTTCTCTTTGATCCGGTCCCAGTCGTGTACATACGAAATGAAACACAGGACCGGCTCTCCCTGTTCCACTATCTCGGCCAACGCTTCCAGCTTCCCGTCGTGTATTGGGTGCACCACCTTCTGGTCGTCATACACAGCGCCGTTGGCCATCTGCGCCAGCTTGCCCGCCAGCACCGCCGGGTTGACCGCAACCACCGCTCCGCTGATCTGGGTTGCCTCCATCTCGTCATACCTCTTGCGGTTAAACGGTATCGGCACTACGTTGTCGACCCGGGCCGGCAGCTGTGTGTCGCTGTCAATGCTCACCATCACATCCCTGACCAGGTCCTGTATCTCAGCCCTGGCCCCAGGCTTCAGCTTCCAGCTGTAGATCGTCGTGCCGTTCCTCTTGTCCGGCAAATACCACCTGTCCTTGTACTTCGTGATCCCCTTGCCCAATCGTTTACCCCCATCCAGCACGCTAATCTGCGGCCAGAGGTCCAGTAAATCCCCGTTAGGGTCTGGGGTACCGGTCAGGATGTAAAGCCTGCGTATGGCCTTCCTGACGCTTTTCAGGGCTTTCCAGCTTTTGCTGCCCCGGTCCTTGAAACCGATGTTCTCATCGATCACCACGCATTCAAACGGCCAGGGCTGCTTGCTCTCGGCCACCAGCTTGACCAGCCAAACGAAATTCTCCCGGTTGATCACGTACACATCCGCGTCTTGCACCAACCCACGCATCCTTTGGTCCTTGGTCCCCAGGACTTTGGCCACACGCAGCTTGGCCAGGTGGTCCCACTTGGCAGCCTCCCTGTGCCAAACCATCTCGGCCACTCGCTTGGGTGCCACGACCAGGGTCTTGCTCAACTCAAACCGGTCGAACATCAAATCGTTGATCGCGGTCAGGGTTGCCACGGTCTTACCCCCACCCATCCTCAAGGCAACCAACTGGTAAGGGTTTTCCAGCATCCGTGCCTGGGTGACGGCCTGAGCTGGCCTAGCAGAATAAAGCATTAACGCTCTCCTTTGAATCGACGACCCTGAAATCCACGCCCAACGCTTCCAGCTGACCTTTGACGTGGACCTGAAGCGGCCTCAGCTTTTTGCCCGGGGCTTTGACTTCCACAAAAATAATCCGCCCGCCTGGCAGAAAAACAATCCTATCCGGGACCCCACTGTGGCCAGGTGAAACCCACTTAGGTGCCATACCTCCGGCCTCCTTGGCCCTCTTCACCAGGTGCCTTTCGACATCCCGTTCCAGGGCATTAGGGCATAGGGTATTAGGGGTCAAAAACCCTATATCCTTATTGGGGGATATTTTTTCAATCATAAAAAATATTCTCCTCCCCTTTTATACTAACAATTCAATTACCCTATTACCCTTTAAGGTAAAAAGAGTAGAAGAATCAAGGACTTGAGTCAGGGTATTAGGACAGGGTAATGTAATCACGTCTAATACCCTTTCACGACAAAAAGTCATTTGCCGCACCCGGAATCGCGAAAAGCACCTTGCCGTTCGACTTTTTCCTTTGCCCTCCGTTCAAACGCTTGAGTACGCGAGCTGCCGTAATCGTCTGCTGCTTACCAGGGTCTTTGATCCCCACGCGCATCAGCACATCGGTCGCGGTGGCCCAATCCCAATCAACCACACTGTCACTCCAGGCCCACGCCGCACCTATCCGCTCATCAATCGGATCGGCCACTGTGTAGTCATCATTGTGGTCATTCAACCGACCGGTCTCGGCCATCGTCAAGTACCAACGCTCGCCCGCTTTCCACAGCTCAAGCACTTCTGCCCACAACTGTTGCATGTCAATCTTATGTTCTAAAAACAAAGCCTCGGCAGGTATCGTCCAAAACCGCCTGTTCCCGGTCGGATCGGCCAGGAACATCTCATCATTGACCGATGCGCCGAAGACCGTGCGCCGACCGTAGGTCGACTCGGTCATCGCGTATGGCCTGCGAATGTTGTCGACCGCTTGGGTTGTCCATGACTTCAACGCCGACACGTCGCTCTTCCTGAACGTCGCATCAATCTCGCCCAGCTCAACGATCCAATACTTCAAGGCGATCAGCTGGCTGTCCTTTGACCTCACGTCCAAGGTGTGGCCGGTGTAGATCAGGTTCATCTCTTCAGGTGCAAGTCGCTTGAACCAGGTTGTCTTGCCAATGTTTTGTTTGCCGGTGAATGTCAGTATGCCCTGGGCCGCTATGCCGTCGGGCTCGAAGGCTGCGCCTATTGCCTGGATCAACCACTTGCGCATCAGCAAATGTTTTAACCCCTGGTCCATCTGACCGCCCGTGTCCACGGTCGCATAGAACTCTTCCAACCGGCTCACCCCGTCCCATGCACGCGACTCGACCCAAGTCTGAACGGGGTTGTACAGGTTCGCGTCACCAAGCATGAGAAGGAACTGCTGCACGAACTTAGTCGGCATGCGCACCTTCTCGCATTCGCTGAGCACGTAACCGATTGACACGTTGTCCTTGTTGTCACGGCTGAATGTCGACTCGGGTATCAACACCTCCACCGCCTTGCTGATCACGTTGTACCGGATCGTCAAGCCAAGCCGGTCGATCAGTATCTGGAAATTCTCCAGCGTGCACAGCGGGTGGCCGTCGTCGTTCAGGTGTGGGAACGATGCACGCACCCGGGGCCGCAGCCAACCACGCACAGTGCCGATCTCCAGCTTCGTGCCCAGCGACTTGGCACGCAGCTGGATCGCAGACGCGATCTGTGCACGCTCAACGTCAGACAGGTCACCGTTGTGTGCGACCTTGGCAGCGATCTTCTCTTGCAGGTCGCGCGGGTCTGTCGCGTCATCGATCTGGGCCAACAGGTCGACCATTGCCTGGTCACGTTCGGACCTCTTCGCCGCTTCCCTCTTATCCTTCGTGGCCTTCAGCAGTGAAGCCAATGTCACGGCACCACGGCCCACGTTGCGCTGCTCACTGAACGAGTCCCACTTAGAAGCGCACACACCCTCAACCCACTTGCCTGACACACTCGACCAGCTGTCCCAGGCTTCTAGCCATTCCTCCGAACCCGCGCCCTGGTGGTGCAAAGCAGCGCCGATCTTCAGCCACTCTTCGTAACCGCAGTCAGGGTCCAGGTGTGGGAGCACGTTCGTCATCACACGATCTAAGTCCCAGTCTTCGAGCACTGGCTTGTAGTTGGCCAAGGCTCGTTCGTCAGCGTCAACGTCATCGACCGGGTTCAGCTCTTCGGACCAAACCTTCTCAACCAACCAGGCCAGGTCCTGCACGTCATCGACCACATGGTCATGCCCGTTAAGCCGGTGGCCGGTGACTGTGAAGTAGCGCCCGTCCTTGTACAGCTCAACACCAACTTCCTTCTTGGTACGACTGCTGTCCAGGTTGGTCTTCGCAAACACCTTGATGCCCGTGCCGCTTGGCGACACCTCTGCGTAACCTTGCACTTGGCCAAGCACCTCGTTGGCCAGGTCAGTCAAGTCACCCGTCACTGGGTCTCGACAGTCGTCAAGGTCGATGCCATGCACGTCGTCACCGAGCACAAGGCCGATACCGTCAAAGCCGTCGCCCATGAGGAGCGTGTCGCACACCTCGTCAAACGTCGACCAGGTGGCAGCGTTGGTGCTGCTTGCTGCTGCACCGTTGATGGTCTTGGGCATCTTGGTCCATCGACCTTTGCGCTGCACCAGCTGCCACATCACCCACCTGTCAAGAGCACGCATCTCAGCCGGTATGGTCTCCAGCTGCACTGGTAATACTGAGGGTCGTGTCATGTGTTGAGCCCCTTCAGTTCAGCTTCAAACGACCGAGCCAATGCCAAGACATCTGTCCAGTCATCTCCGTGGTCTTTTCCTTTGAGCCATATCTCTTTGACTCTTTCCTCGGTAAGCCCTACCCATGTGCGCTGTGGTGGTGTTAAATAAGCGTTTGAGTCTTCGAGGTCACCACTGCCTACCCATGTGCGCTGTGGTGGGGTAGACAAATCTTTGTGATAGTTGGCGACAATAGTTTTGTATATCTTCATATCTTCTTCGCTTGCCGGTTGCGCCACAGGCTCTTGCGTCTGTGCCAAGGCTTCTTTAAGTGCTTTGTTTTCGGCAACTAATTCACGAACTTGCTTCTTAACATCTTTCAATCCTGCCAACGCCGCCTGTGACAGCTTCAATATTTCTTGTGTCATCACGCAGCCCTCCGATTAGCTTCAGCTTGCAACATCGCTTTGCGCAAACCGTTGTAGCTGTCAGACTGAATCAACGCTGCAATCACAACGCCGTGGTGTTCTTCGGGTATTCCTACATCGTGCACTGCACGCATGCAGTCCCGTAAAAGGTCGTCAAAGTAAGCAAGCCTAGTGCTCATACTGTCTCCAAAAATAAACACTGCGATCCGCGCAGCCCGGTTCAATTTACAAGTGGTGGTGTCGGCAACAATGCCAGCATTGCCTTGTTGATGTGGTCACGAAAACTTTCAACTGTTGGGTCATCGCACTTCAAAGTGATGATCACGTCTCCGTCAATGTGCAATTCAAGTATCTCGCCCGCAATCATCGAACGCAAGGCATCTAGGGAAAGCACCAGGTCGAAGTGAGTCTGTGTCATACAGACCCACGCTGTGTCATACCGTGCCATTTGATGTCAGGTCGCATTTGTTTGGGCGTAATCTTCACGCCAAGTCTGTTGCATAGAAGCATCAGCTCAGGCACGCGAGCAGCCGGTATACGATCCTTCGATGACCAATGGCTCACAGCCTGGGAGTTGATACCCAAATACCAGCCCACGTAAACGGGGCCTCCAAGTTTTTTAATGATGTCGCGTGTTGTCATGGGGCGCGATGTTAGCACTACTTTCAAAATAAATTTGACACGGCCCATGAAAGTGATGCTATCATCCGCCCACCCAATCAGTTAACAAGGAGAAAACAGCATGGCAGGAGCTAGGCGCACAGAACCCACGATACCCGCGTCACACCCCCAGTTCAAGTGGACACCAGGGGCGGACGTGCAGGCAACCTGGAAACGATTCGGCTGGCAGCCAACAGGAAGAGAACCCATCTACCCAGAGCCCGAAATCAAACCCCCGTTTTTAGAAGAACGCGTTCGCCGCGTCAAGTAAACCCCATTCAAAAGAGAGATGACAAATGATCACAATCACAATCGTGCCGACAACGTCGGAACAAATCGCAGTGGTGACACAGCTGCTGAAAGACTATCCACCTTCAACACCCCTAGACGAGCTGACCGAAAAGGCACCGCCAAAGACTACACCCCGTGCCTCTTCTGCGAAAGCATCCGCTGCACCTGCGAAGCAAGCCGAAGCACCTCCGAAGGTCGAGGCACCGGTCGAGACGATCACCCTGGAAACCGTTCGGGCAAAGCTGACCGCTATAAGCCAAGCAGGGAAGAAGACTGAAGTCGCTGCGTTGATTGCTGAGTTCGGTGTGGCCAAGTTGACTGAAGTCAAACCCGAAGACTACGCAGCCTTGATGGCCAAGGCGGAGGCTCTGTAATGTACGACCGCAACTACGCAACCGATGAGATGGCCAAGCGCGACGCCTACGCACAAGAGCAACAGCTTCGCTCCGGCGCGATCGCAGGCACAAGCCTGGCACGCGAAGTGCCCATGGCCGAAACCATGAACCGCTTGATGCGAGTGATTGGATCGATCGACGAGGCAGTCAACGAACTGGATCAGCGCACGCATGTCCTGCGCCAGCCCTGCCCCTCCGTCGGCCCTAAAGACCCGCGCCCTGAACGCAGCTACAGCCCCCTGGTCGGATCGCTCAACGATCAAGTCAGCCGCCTCGAACGACTGCACCTCAACATTTGTCAGATCACATCCGAACTGGAGATTTAAATTGACCATCGCAACCATCATCATCAAAGACGCACCCGACAATCAATTCACCATTGAAGGTGCACTCGATCGACCTGAAGCAATTGAAGAAGTGCCGACACCTGCGCTGATCATTGCAAGCTACATCAGCGCAAACGCCAAGCAAGTGTCTGACGATGCGATCGCTTGGTACAACCGCATGGACCCGTCCAACATTGTTGGCGTGCCTGTATGAACGACCAACAACTCAATCGTGTTGCCGAGATCGTGCAAGCACGCGTTGAGCGCCAGCTAAAAGAGTTTGCCAATCTTGTTGAAAGCGAGGGCGCGACCTTTGCAATTGCAGTGATTGTCAGCTCTTGCGCTGAGATCGCTGGCGCTGCCATAGCATCGCACTCGGACCCTGACATTCGAGAAGCAGGGCAGCTTGCTTTTTCTTTGGCCATGATGCACTCAGTCGAGAAGCATCAAATCAGGTACGCTGCACTCGAAGCAATTGAAAAGGCGAAGGCATGAAAGCTCTTACCATCCTGGCCGTGCTCACGTTGACTGCATGCTCTACGCCTGCACCGCAACCCACGCACATCGCCAGTCACAACACATATCAAAACACTGAGCTGATCGTCGACAAAGAGATCACCATGCTCACACGCAACGAGGTCATCAACAGCGTGAAGGAATGCGAAGAGAGCGGCCTTCGCCCTGTGATGATCACGGCCCGTCGCCGCATCAACGGCTTTTTGTCGACAGTCCCTGTCGATGTAACCTGTGCACCGAGGTATGGCAAATGAGCACCTTACCAGCATTTCCTTGTCACCCCCACGAACCGTTGTCGTATGACGGCATGACATTACGTGACTACTTTGCGGCAAAAGCTATATCAACGGTGCCACCTCAAACGTCATACAACATGAAGCCAAAAGAAAGCCATGAAGCGTATGTCTCTCGTAGGGCCTACGAAATGGCAGACGCAATGATGTTAGCGAGGGAGGCATGATGGACTCTACGGATTTTGTACTTGGTGTTGTTACATCAATTGCAGTTGCGTCTATGGCAGCAATTGCATGGGTAGTATCAGCATCAACCATTGGCGAAGAATGCGAAAAGATGGGGCAGTTTTATGTCGCCAAAAAAGTTTATGAATGCAAACTCAAGGGGCAAGCATGACAGCACACGCAAAGCTATCAGCATCCGGCAGTGAGAAGTGGATGACGTGCACACCCAGTGCAAACCTGGAAGCTCAGTTCCCCGATGAGGGTAGCGAGTTCGCACGCGAAGGCACGTTTGCCCATGCAGTGTTCGAGCAGGAGATGCTGACCTACCTGGGCCGACCAGTCGACCCATTACCCAAAGAGCTGATGCACTTTGACAGCCAAGAGCTGCGCGACTATGTTGCTGAGTCTGTTGCGTTTGCGATCCGACGGATTGAGGAAATCAAACTCGACTGCAAGGACCCGGTCATCATGGTCGAAAGACGGTTGGACTTCAGCACCTGGGTGCCCGACGGCTTTGGTACTGGTGACCTGGTGATCGTGGCCGATGGTATCGTTGAAGTGATGGACCTGAAGTATGGCAAGGGCATCTACGTTAACCCGCTTGAGAACAGCCAGCTGCGTTTGTATGGCTTGGGTGCGGTCAATGAATTGAGCCACCTGTATGACCTCTTCCGCGTGCGCATGACGGTGTTGCAGCCAAGGCTTAACAACTTCGGCACTGAAGAGATTCACATCAAGGACTTGATGGACTGGGCCAATGATGTTGTTGCGCCACTCGCAACACAGGCTTGGTTTGGCCGTGGCGAATTCGTTCCAGGCGAACACTGCAACAGCTGCTTTTGCAAAGCCAGGTTCACATGCCCGGCGCGAGCAGAGCAAGCGATCGCGGTTGCACAACAAGAGTTTGGCCCGATCGAAGATGCGCAGCCACCATTGCCGGCAAGCCTTTCAATGGATCGCATTGCAGAGATACTACCCAAAGCAGACATGGTGATCGATTGGTTCAACGACTTGAAAGCGTATGCACTCAAGCAAGCAACAGAGCACAACACAATCGTGCCAGGTTTTAAATTGGTAGAAGGACGCAGCAACCGCAGGTACAGCAACGCCGATGCGGTCGCTGCAAAGTTGATAGCTTCCGGCATACCTGAAGCAACTATTTACGAACGCAGTCTCTTGGGCCTCACGGCCATGCAGCAGGCGATTGGTAAAAAGCAATTTGCTGAATTGCTTGACGGTCTTATCGTCAAGCCTGAAGGCAAACCAACGCTGGTCCAAGTCTCGGACAAAAGACCAGCACTCGCTTCGGCTGCATCAGCAGTTGAAGATTTTTCGTAAACCAGTGAACAAGGAAAACACTTAAATGGCTACACAGCAAACAGCAAGCACGAAGATCGTCACCGGCAAGGTGCGTTTGTCTTACGTCAACATCTTCAAGAAAAATGACAAGGACAAATACAGCTTGGCAATCTTGATTCCGAAGTCCGACAAAGCCACGATCGACAAGATCAAAGGCGCGGTCGACGCGGTCAAGACCGACGCGAAGAGCACGTCAATTTGGGGTGGTAAATTCTTGGCCAATTTCAAATTGCCTTTGCGCGACGGTGACACCGACCGCGATGTAGAAAAGAGTCCTGAGTACAAGGGCCACTACTTCATTAACTGCAACAGCAACCAACGCCCTGGCGTGATCGACATTGACAAGGTCGAGATCATGGATGCTGATGAGGTTTACAGCGGTTGTTATGGTCGCGTGTCGGTTAACTTCTACGCGTACAGCGTGGATGGCAACAAGGGTATCGCATGTGGTTTGAACAATGTGCAGAAGCTGGCTGATGGCGAACCGCTGTCTGGCCGCAGCCGCGCAGAGGACGACTTCAGCGATGACGTAGAGGACTTTTTGAAATGATCCAGTTCTTAAACATCAAGCTGACAGCGCAAAACTTGGAGCTGATCATTGCGGTGTTGCGCAAGCGCCCGCATGACGAGATTCATGATCTTGTGATGGATTTGCATACGCAAATGCTGAATGAGACAAAGGCCCTGGCCAAAGAAGCCCAAGTGCCAAAAGCACCGAAGGCTCCCAAGGCACCAAAGCCTGCGACTAACCCATTGGAGTAATCAACCATGACACCCCGGAAAGACGGGGCCTAACAAGAGTGGGGGTTGACTTCGGGAGTTCTCGGGGTAGCGCACAGCCCTCACCCTTGTTGGTGAAAGCTCAGTGACCCTGAGCAGCGAACGAAAGCGACCGAGGCGACAATCTGAAAGGTAAAGAATATCCGCTATCACAGCCTTGATGCGGACGCACAGACACCAACAACTAACAAGAGTGGGGATTGCTTAATCTGCTGAGGGGGTGTTCTAGAGCACCGTGAACCTGGGGCCGCAATCTTCACCCTTGTTGGTAAAAGCGGATGCTGAGTGACTCTGAAGTGAAGCGCATAGCAATCAGTGCAGCGAGTAGCCGACATGACACCCTGGAAAGACGGGGACTTTTTGATGAGGGGCTGGAGCTCCCTGTGCCAAGCATGCTCCCCTGCATCACGCAGGTCCCGCAAGGGATAGGCTTCAAAGTAACCGGCCTCTCATCAAACAGTTAACCAGGAGAACAGCTATGCGAGAACGCATCATGAGTGAAGTAGAGAGTGCAATATTTTTAGAGCCAAGCACATTCGATGAGGCCATCATCGGTGTGGCACACAGGTTTGGTATGGACCCGGTCGTTGCCTATGACCGCACCATAGTGATCGACATACTGGCACGCGATATGTCCAGGGAAGATGCCGAAGAGTTTTTCGAGTTCAACACGATAGGCGCATGGATGGGCGACCTCACGCCGGTGTTTATCGATACCAGGCCAGCGGAATGATCACACTTCGCATTGACCTGGAGACGTACAGCAGCGTCGACTTGAAAAAGTGTGGCGTGCACAAGTACGTTGAGAGCGACGACTTCGAGATCATGCTGTTCGGTTTCAAATACGGTGATGGCCAGACTGTCGTGTATGACTTGGCCAACGGCGAGCAGTTGCCCGACCACATCCTGGACGCACTGACGGACCCGACCATCATCAAGACCGCATTTAACGCAGCGTTTGAGATGGCTTGTATTGGGTCACACTTTGGCCCGCACCTCATCAAGCCCGAGCAGTGGAGATGCACAAGTGTGCACGCCCTCTACCTTGGCTTGCCGGGCAACCTGGCCGACGTTGGTAAGGTTGTGGGCATTACCCCGGACAAACAGAAGATGGCCATAGGCTGGGGACTGATTCGGTACTTCTGCATCCCATGCAAGCCGACCAAAACAAACGGTGGCCGCACACGCAACCGGGCGCACCACGACCCAGCCAAGTGGCAGCTGTTCAAAGACTACTGCTTGCGAGACGTTGAGTCTGAAGCTGAGGTCGCTACCAGGTTGGCCAAGTTCCCAGTGCCTGAAATCGAATGGCGTTTGTGGCACTTGGATCAACGCATGATGATGCGAGGCGTAATGCTTGACACCGTCTTGGTCGATGCGGCCATCGAGTGCGCCGAGCTATTCAAAGAACGACTGACCAGCCAGGCCATCCAGCTCACCGGCTTGGACAACCCGAACAGCCGCAACCAATTGCTGAAGTGGCTGCAAGAAGCTGAAGACGATGACACCATCACCGATCTGACCAAGAAGACCGTGCCCACGTTGTTGGCCAATACCGACAACAAGACCGTGCACCAGGTGCTGCTGTTGCGCCAGGAGTTGGCCAAGACCAGCGTGACCAAGTTCAGCGCCATGAAGCGGGCCGTTTGTCGCGACGGTCGCGTGCGTGGCCTGACCCAGTTCTACGGGGCCAACCGCACCGGTCGCTGGGCCGGTCGGATCGTCCAGGTGCAGAACCTGCCGCAGAACAAGCTCAAGGATTTGGACCTGGCACGCAAGCTGGTCAAGGCCCGCGACTTCGACACCCTGGCCATGATGTTTGGAACAGTACCTGACACGCTGTCACAGCTCATCAGGACGGCCTTTATCGCACGCCCTGGGGCTACCCTACTGTCGGTCGACTTCAGTGCCATCGAGGCCCGCGTGATCGCTTGGCTGGGCTGGTCTGAGTGGCGGCTGCAAGTGTTCAAGACCCACGGCAAAATCTACGAGGCATCGGCTGAGCAAATGTTCAAGCTGACTGTTGGCAGCGTTGACAAGAAGTCACCATACCGCCAGCGTGGCAAGGTCGCCGAGTTGGCACTAGGCTACCAGGGCGGGGTCGGCGCTTTGGCCACCATGGGTGCTTTGTCCATGGGCCTGACCGAAGAAGAGCTGGACCCGATCAAGGTGGCGTGGCGCGAAGCCAACCCTGAGATCGTGCAGCTCTGGTATGCAGTCGAGCGTGCAGCCAAGCAGGCGGTGAGCAACAAGACAGCGGTCGCGCTGGAGATTGCCGACCACAAGTCGAAGTTGTTTTTCCGCTACGAATCAGGGTTTCTCACTATCCAATTGCCAAGCGGTCGCAAGCTGTTCTACGTGAAACCCCGGATAGAGAACCAGGACCTGGTGAAGGAGAACAGCAAGACTGGCGGGGTGTATGTGGTGGCCAGTGCCGGGTCGTTGACATACGAAGGCCAGGACCAGAAGACCAAACAGTGGACCAGGCTTGCAACGTATGGGGGCAAGCTGGTGGAGAACATCACACAGGCGATCGCACGCGACTGTCTGCGTGAGTCGATGCTGGCCCTGGATGCTGGTGGCCATGATCAACTGTTTACGGTTCACGATGAGATCATCATTGAGACAACACATGAAACCGATTTGGCCAAGGTCGAAGAGATCATGGGCCGATCAATTAGTTGGGCACCAGGCTTACCCTTGCGTGCCGATGGATTTGCAACAGACTATTACATGAAGGAGATTGATTGATGAGCGCAGACGAAACACAAGTTGGCGGCAGCCACTACAAAGATATGCCAGTGCAGCCCTGGACCGTGATGCAGGCAGTGCTCACGCCCGAAGAGTTCCAGGGGTTTCTCAAAGGCAACATCATCAAGTACAGCATGCGCCAAGGCAAGAAAGAAAACAGCGACGACGCTGGCAAGCTCGCGCACTACATACAGAAACTTCAAGAGGTGACATGGTGAAGTACTTCGTCATCTTTGTATTGATCTGGTGCTTGGCTTGGCTATGCACCGGGATTATCTCGGGCTTTATATGGGCAGGCTGGGGTCTTGCATGAACCCGCCCAACACCAAGAACAAGAAGCTCATTAAGATTAACGCCATCAGCCAAGCTCAGCTGATCAAGTTTTTGTGGGACGGCAACTACAGTTGCGTGGAGCTGGCCGAGATGACCGGCTTGCACTATGTCACCGTGTTGCAGTACACGCGCGAGTTGCACTCAGCCGGTGCTGCGCACATCAACAGCTGGGAGAAAGATGCCAGGGGTAGGGACGTGATAAAGATTTACAAGCTGGGTCCAGGTAAAGACAAGGCCCGGCATCGCAAGCCAGCGACTGAGCGGTCTGCTGCATACCGCGCGAAAAAGCGCATGCGTGAAATGACTCAGGCCCTGGCCGGGGTGATGACATGAAGACGTGCGCAGTATGCAACGCCTGGGTTGATCTTAAAGAAACGCGTAAACGGCAAGGCGGAATTTACCGCCGTTATGAATGCGGTAACTTGCACACGTTTGGAACATTGGAATCTGTGATTGCCGTTTACGACGAAGAGTTCAAAAAGAAAAGCAAAGAAGAGAGAATTGCAAGACTTCACGCAGCCAGGAAAAAAGATGTCACTAAATCGCAAAAGACAAATTGAAGATCAAGTGCAAAGATTGGAGCAAGACATGCAAGGTGTCAAAGAACGCGTCGAGGTCATCGAATCCAAAACTCCTCAAGAGTTTTACGATGAGCTGCGCAACAACGTGATCGAAGAAGTAGCTCAACACGTCGAGAAGCTCAAAGGCTTTGGCCACGACACCATGAGCAGCTTCGCGGTCTATATCAGGGACCTCAAGCAATGAACAACTATGAAATCAACAAAGCATTTGATGAGGAATACGCCAAGTTCATCGTAAAAAAAGACTACAAATTTCAACCAACACCACAACAGTCTGAATGGCAATGCTATTTGTTTGGCAATCGACCCGGTGGCGTAGGAATTATTTATCGACCAACCAAAGGCAAGGAGCCAAATTGGTTTGTGCGTTGGATGATGAAAATTTGTTTTGACTGCCTATGGGTGAAGGACAAACCATGACCAAGCGTGAACTGATTCTTCAATTTGTGCGCGACTTCTTTCGGTCCAAAACACCGATTGAAATTGCTGAACATGAACTGCTTGAAGCTCAGCTGGCCAAGATGGATGCAGAGACATCGGTTGAATATTACGTGGCCATGGTTGAGTACAACCAGAAACGAATCAATCGATTGGTGGAAAGACTGGACGACATGCGCCTTAGTCTTTCTCCTCCCCCTCAACAGTCAGCCCCTCTTTTAGAAACTGTTTCTTCTGACGCAATTTCTCACGTTCACGCTCGGATGTTTCGGGGGTGATTGCGCCTTTGCCTTCCAAACGCTTGAGCTTGCGCATCTGAGTATCCAAGTCTCGTATCATCGCCTTGGTTTGCGACTCTTGAATCTTCTCTGATGTATCAAGGTCAATAGGTCGCGCCTTAATACCCACGGTTTGCATCGCTGCGTATTTAGGTTGGATGGGCAAACCATCTGCGCCGATGCCGGTGTACTCGGCCAGGCCCACGTCAACTGGTTCGCCGGTGCTGTTGGCGATCACATTCATTGCACGTTCAAACAATGTGTTGCCCAAAGAGATTGCAGGTGTAACCTGTTTCCAAGCCCAGGCCGCACGTTTTTGCGCGGCCTCTGCGTCGGTGTCGGTTTTAAGGGTAATCTCTTTATTTCGGAATGTGTCTTTGTTGTAACTAAGCGCAACAATAGAAGTCAAGATTGGGTTGTTCGGTGTCAACGGTGCCAGCATGGGAACGCCACCCGCATTGTTGTGAGCATCAAACAAATCACCGCCCGGGAAAATGCGACTTACGTCCAGGAAGACCGGTAAGTTCGTCACGTCGTCCATGCCTAAGCGTATGGTTTTTTCAGTGCCCAATGACAGGCTTGCGCCCTTCATCCAATCCGGCAAGAACTGACGCTCTTGCTTCTCCATGGCCTTGGCCTTGTTGCGGAACTCTTCGTCTGTCATGTAACGACGAATCACGGTCCACCAGTCTTCGTCATCACCACCGCCCAGGCTTGCAGCCATTGCATACATCATTGCGTTTGCGGTGTACAAGGCAACCGCTGGCGCGGCATAACGGAACGGGTGTTCCAAAGCGGTGTTGGCCAAAGCCGGAATGGCCTTGAACGTGTAGCTGAAGAAAGGCAAACCAAGAGGCATGTCGCGAATGATGCGTGCGGTCTTTGGCAAATCGTCGTATGTGAAGATGTACTTTTGCGCATAGTCAACTGAATCATCCACGCCTAAACCGCGATTGCGTGCATCGCGATAAATCATGTACCGGAAGAATTCGTCTTCAGCACCGTATGCTGCGCCCATTGGTTTGCGCAAGAACAAAGACAGCGCGTTCCACAGACGGTCGACGTTGCGAGCAACGGCTGACTCGGTCATTTGCGCCATGGCTTTGAGTTCTTCAGGCATGACTTTCATCAGCTCGGCGCGATCAAACGTGGCACCAAATAAACCGGCTTCCCTTGCTTCGTCAACCATGGCCTTACCTTTGACCAGGTCGGCAATTGCGCCAACGTACTTGTGTGTATCCCAGTAAGACACGCCAGCAAAGTGGGCCATCGTCAAGTTCGACAGCACGTTGTTTGCGTGAGCGACTGGGTTGAGAACAGTCTTGCCTTCTTTCCACATCGACAAACCCTTGAGGTATATCTTGATCAAATCGTTTTGCATCGATTGATCAAAGCCTTCGAGTTGATGAAGAATTTCTTTTGGCACCCATTTGCCCGCGAGCTTGCCGTATCGGGGGACCATGGTGTCTTCGACTTTGGTCGCAGGTACTTGTACGTAGCCAGGCTCTTCACGTTTTTTGCCGTAGTTGGCGGCTAGGTTTTCATACAAACGACCAAGAGCAATGTCGCGCTGGCTCTTGTTGTAGCCCATGACAAAGCGGAACATGGCATCACGAATCTCACCCATGTCGTCGCGTTCATCGCGCGTGTAATCGCGCCAGATCGTAATGGTGTCATCGACCGCTGGATCAAAGTTGTCATCTCGAACTTGCCAGCCTTCGTTGGTCCAGTCATCAAGCTCAGCCACTGGTACGTTTTGGAACATGCCCCGTGCTTTCAGACTGCTGCCGCGAATACCTTGCATGGTTGTCTTGCGGGCCAGCAAATTCTTGACCGCTTTCATCCATGCCTTGGTTTCGTCGCCGAGCTTTTGTTCGTAGAAGCGTGGCAGGTACTTGCCATCCCAGCGGCCAGCGGCCTGGGGCGAAAGCATGCCCAGGCGCACCAGCTCTGCTGTCTGTTCAGACATGATCGACTGCATAGACGCAGCTAATTCAAGCACGCGTTTTGGTGGGCGAATACCAGCTTTGAGTTCGCCTTCAATCACATCGCTGATCATGTCGCGTTCTTGCTTGGGCAAGTCTTTGAGATTCTTGGCCACATCGACCGTCAAGTTTTGAGCCTTATCTATTTCAACGCGCATCTTGCGCAGGGCGCGTGACAGCTCAGGGCTGACTGGCTTCAAGTTAATCTTGCCAAGAACGATGTTGGCCACGTCTGCTGCATATCGATAAGCCTTTGCGCCAGCGCCGAAGCGGAAGCGACCCAACTCATCGCGGCTGAATATCCAACCCTCAGTCTCACGGCCCAGGGGCTTGCGTGCAAAGCGGATGTCTGGGTTGTTCTCATCAAACTCGCCGTTGTTGCCGATGGCTGACTTGACCTGGGATTGGTCAAACACTTTGTACTCTGCGCCTTGTTCGTTTTCAGAATGAGCGCCGTATTCCGCATGAATAGCGCCATCGTATCCCGCCTTCTTGGCCGCATTTACAAATTCAAAATCATCAAAAAACTTCCAGGCCAACACATACAAATTGCGCAAAGCCTCGGGGTCTTTTTTAATCAGCGCGTCAATGCCTTCATACTTTTCTGAGTACGTGCTAAACCAAGGGCCTGAGTTATAGATGTCGTCATACAGTTTGTGTGCGGCTGACTTGGCCACATCCATACCCAGTTTATCGATCACATCGCCCAACTCAATGAACGGGTCATTCGGGGTATTGATCAAAGGATTTTCAATACGCACATACACAGGAATGACGCGAGGGTTGACGGTCCGATCGCCAAACCTATTTGGTTTTTCAGCATACAAATTGGCCAGCTCTTTGGTGCCGAACGATAGCGACGCAACGCGTGATTGGAAATCCATGTCCCCGCTTTCGCCATGTTCGCCTCGGTAAAGAACCATCGGCTCGCCGTTAGCATCAACCGCTTTGCTGTCTCTGAACCAGCGTTTTAATTCCGGCGGGTTGGTCTGACGTTTCTGGAACATCATCTCAGCCGGGTTCTCTTCACGCCATTGCTTAGCTGCTTCAACAAATTTGTTGTAGTCGTTGTCAACAAAATCATCGACTGTTTTGTAGCCAGCCTCTTCGGCCTTTTGCTGGAGGAACACGGCCTGGCGTGCAGCGTCGTCCGCGATCTGGACAATCTCTTCACGCTTGCTAAACGCGAAAGGGGCACCAGTGATGTCAACGTCCTCGCTGTATCCTGGGTTCTTGGCCAAGACCAAGGGGCCGATCTGGATCACCTCATCAGCGCGAACGATCGGCTGCATGGTGTCGCGGTTGTAGAAGTAGCTGTGGCGGAATGGGTCCATGCCAACCTGTACCCAGGCTGGGTCATTGAGGGCCGCATCAGCGCGGGCCTTAGCGTCGGCCCTGCTGATGGGTGACCACTTGCCAAGCATGGTAGCGATCGTGCCCTTGGCGGTGCCTGTAGCTATCTTGGCTGCGGCCTTTTGGTTCATGCCAAAGGTCACGTCTTTCAACGCGGCCACGGACTCATAGCCGACCACTGGACCAGCGTCGTATGCAGCTTGGACTTCGCGGTTGGTTGACTTGGGCGTGTGTACGCTGACCACCCAGGTGTCATGCAGCTGATATGACGGAATGTCCAAACGCAACTGTGCCCAATCGCCTTGCTTGAATGTCATGGCAGGCAGGCCGTACTTGGCTGCCTTCTCTGGGCTTTGGCCTTTGCCTGTGGCCAGGGCGTATCGAGCGTCTTTGACCGCCGTGACTGCGGGTACTTCTTTGTATGGGTAGACCGGGCGCACCTGGTCGACCATGCGGTTGTACTCGGTGCGTGTAATCTTGCCATCTTGCAGATCGGCGACGGCTTGCTGGAGTTGTTCGGTTCGTTTGAATCGATCAGCTGATACGTTGTCCACGCGACTGGCTGCTGCGTTCTTTTGCGCAGCCCGGGTTACCGGCACGATGACCTTACGAGCCACGATGCCTTGGCCAACATCGCGCTCAGTCTCATAGCGAACAGGGTTTTCCAGGGGGTACAAATACTTCACACCACCTGGAGCGATGTCGAACTTGGAATCTTTGGGCACCAGGGTTTGATTGCGGTATTGATCAAACTGTTTTTGTGTGGTGACCTTGATAGGCTCACCAATCGTCACTGCGCCAATTGCCTTGGCCGGGCCTTCGCCAGTACGGACAATGGCTACCCGTTTGCCGACGTATGGGCGCAACGAATCAGACGCGCGGGTCTCTAAGGTCTTCTCGCCGTCAACGATTTTGTCGGCGTATTTATTGTTTCCGTCCTGGTTTACGTTGATACCAATGCTTTCAGGTATACTTGGTGACATGGACTTCGACTTCAAATCCTTACCACCAGGCACCATGTTCTTTGACTGGAACGAGGTGCCAGTGACAGTCGCACCTGGCTGGCGTTCTGCCACCGCCTGGTTGCCAGCACCTGAGCCGCGCAACCCTTCGGACGTGCGGGAAAAAGGAGACCCAGTCGACAAGGCTGAATTTGAACGGGTCTTTAAAGCCTTTGCTTCACGCGCCAAATAAGCGTCGTACCCCTCAGAGTAAATCTGCTTTTGAAGGTCAACCATCTTGGCCTTAATAGGGCTTTCTGGCATCTCCCTTGTAAACGCATAAACCTCATGGCCTAAATGCTTGGCAGCCAACATCTCGGGCGTGCTGATCTGAATCTCTGCAACCGTGCCATCTTCCAGGGTCACGTTTGTCAGGATGTCTTGGTATCCGGTTGACAAAGGAACACCCTTGAGCACAGTACCGTCAGGGCTTGTCAGATCGACAGCCAAGCGGTTTTTAATCCGATCGAAGGTATACGCCTTGCCGATCTGATTGATCGCTTCCTGGGCTTCCTGGAAGGTATTGACCACGATCGTGCCGCGCAGCAAATCCTTCATCGTGGTTGGATCGTTGCCGTTCTCGGTGATCAACTTGGTCACGGCCCTGGTCAAACCTTTGATGCCCGGCTTCTTGGCGTAGCCACCCAAGCCTTCGGCAATCTGGTCCAGGGTCTTGTCGAAGTCTGCCTTATTGCGTGTGGCCCCATCGAACATGGGCTTGAGCAAAGCCTCACCATCGGCCCGTTGTTTGGCGGTAAGGGTATCGGGTGCCTCGGCCTTTTTGTAACGCTTGATGGCTGCCTCAGCGGCTGCAATCGTGCTTGGCTTGAGTACGTCTTCCGGCTCCAGCTCGGGCACGTTTTGAGACCGGCTAAACAGCGGGCTGCTTTCCGTGTTAAATGCGGCATACAAAGCCTTGGCCCCAAGCTCTGATCCCGCGTAATCGAAATTATCAGAGTCCGCCATTTCCTTTAACGTGGACCGCGCGGTGGCCAGGGGTATTGAACCTAACAGCTCGGCCTTTGTTCCTACTGGAAATGAATACCAGAAGCCGCCCCATTTTGCAGGCATGCGCCCTGCACCGGTAACCTCATCTTGCAAACCGATTGCTTTTCCGCCACGGTTTGCGGCGTACTCCTTAAATCCTTTTTCAGGAACTTGAACCTTGTAAGCATAGATGGTGTCAGAGTCTTTAGCTTCTCCGCCAGCTGCGGATTCTCTATCATCAACCATTGACAGGTAGGTATACAAACCTTCTACGCTGGCCGCGTTGGCGTTATCTAGTCCTTCCATATTGGCCAGGCGTAACACGGTAATGAACTCACCCGGCTTTGCTTCGTAGCTTGTAACTCGGCCTATGTGTTTTTCAGTTTCCGGCCATTCGGAAACCGGTGTCTGCTTATTGCTAAAAGCAACCGTGAAGGGGCTGCCTTCATCAGCTTTTTCTACAGCTCTGGATGGAAGCAAGTGTTCCAGGCCACCGCTGGCCAGGTACGCTTTGAACGCGGCTTGGCCTTCGATGACTTGCTCTTTGCCGTCCGCGTCGGTGAACCGATACGTGCAATTAGCCATGTGATTAACCGCCCAGTTCTTGGTCGATTAAGAGCATGCCAGCCTTGTCTTGATCGACAAGCTGAATGCGTGCAAGCAAGTCGCCGTACTCACCAACACTGGTGCGCTGAATCTCCAGAAACTGAAGCAAGAACTGCTGGACCACAGGATCATCCGATGCCTGGCCGTACCACTTCTTGTAGTCGTTGTACAGCTGGAGCTCGGTCTCATATCCGGTTTCGATTGCATCGCTCAATGTCTTGATCGGCTCATCCATCGCTTCGATCATTGGCACCTTGGCCACAGTGCCGACATCGTTTTGAAATTCAACATGACGCTGGTAGTGTTCCAGCTCGTCTGCGCTTTCTTTCAAAAAGAATTTATTCGCGCCAAAGTAGCCGATGCGTTGCAGTTCGTTGGCGATGTGCTTGTACAAATTGGATGCGTAAAGTTCTGAGTGGACCGCGTCGTCCAGCATGTCTTTGCATTCTTGGGAGATGATCATCTTGGGTGTCATGTTGGTCCTCAGTCGCAGTTAATTTTTACAAGGTCGGAGTCTTCCAACTCAGACAGGATGTCGAGAAAATTCTCTTGTACGTATTTGATTTGTGCGCTGTCTGGGCGCAACTCAACGGCAGCTTCGGCGCGGGTCTTGGCCAAGCCGCGTTTGCCTAATCCGCTGAAGATTGTTTCAAGGGGAGTTTGGGTGGCGATGAAAGTGTCCCGCTCTTTTCCGCTGAGCGGGCCGCTTGGGCCACCCTGCTGGCCAGTCGGCTGATTTGCTCCCGCGACCTGCTTGCCAGCCACTTGTCGTGCTGGTCCTGGTCCAGATTTGGCTGCTGCGCTGATTCGTTTTCCATCAAAGCCCTCTTTAGTTAGCAGCGATTTTGCCGCACCTGCGTAATCTTGGCTAGTAACTCTTAGCTTTACGCCCAGCTTTTTGTACAGCTCTTGTTCTGGATACCAGATCAAAGCCTGCAATGCGGCAGGCGGCACGCGCTTGCCTGTTTCTTTTTCGACCTTGTCCACCATCCGACGGACCACGTCCCGCAGAAGTTGGCGCTCGCCTCCGCTGCCGGGACTGTCTTTTGGTTTGTCTGCTGACTTCAAGATCGAAGCGGCTGCGCCAACCAGGTCAGTCTTGATCCGGGTGCCAGCGTCAAACTTGTCGCGCTCCTTGATGAACTGGCGATTGTGAAGGCTGTTAACTTGTCGCGCTAACGCAACGGCACCTTCGTCAGTCTTCAGTGCCTCAGCCACCAGGGCTGGGTCAAAGCTGGCCGCGTACAAACCCTTGCCCGCGTCACCTGTCTGTTCTAGAGCCGCGCGTAATTTGGCTATTTGTTTGGGAAACAGCTTTTCATCAAACGCTGGAAGCGTACCGGCCAGGCGACCAATCGTGCGCATGAACCACATGTCCATGGTCACCGGCTCAAAGTTGCCGGTCAGGTTTGAGTAAAAACCAAAACCGATCTTTGGACCAAAGATGGCAGAGCCAAGCATGTTCTCATCCATCGATTCGCCAGTGATGGGGAAGCCCATGGTTTCTAAATCGCGCTTGGTGAATTCTGTTCGCAAGAATCGAAGCAATAGATCAGGCCCCAGTTCGGCCAACACATCATTGGCCAAAGCAAAATTATTTCCCATGGCCGGGGCAGATTTTCCAGTGCCTACCTCTGGAAACTTTCCGGTGTTGCGAAACGCGTCATATTGTTTAGACGCATAACGCAAGTTGTCTTCCACATTCATCGTCTGGGAGGATATGGCAACGGCTATCAAAAACGCATTGCGTGCAGCTGGGTCGGAGTTCAACTCGGGGTATTTAAGCCCCATAATCCGCAACGTCTTGGCCACGGTCTCGTCATACCATTCGACAGCGTTGCCCGCGCTTTTGATTGCGGCCACGGCCTCAGCGGCCAGCAGCTTGGCCAACGTGTCGCGATCGTCGGCGTTCTTGATGTTGAGCAAGGGCATGCCCGATTCTTGGCGACGGTTGTCTAACCACGCAACAGTCAGCGGCAGGTCACCAATACGCGGCGTTTGGAACGCGCGGTCTCCGGCTTGGCCGGTCATCAGTGGCAAAGCCGATGCGTTGTATTCAGCGTCGGATAGTTTGAAGCTCTTGGCCACGTCCTTGTACACGCCAAAGTCTTTTGGCACTGGTGGCCCAGCTACTTCGGTTTGTTGTTTCTTGGCAAAACGCACGTCGCTGCCGATGCGCTCCAGCTCAGCGTTGGCTGCTTCGGTTTGTTCGGCTGGAATCTCCAGGCTTCCCATGCGCATCTTGGCACCAGGGATTTTGGACACGTCGATTGCGTTGGCCTCGCGCGAGAGGAGGCCCTTCTTCAGTGTGGTCGGTGCGGCTGCTTGCGGTGCAGCGGCGGCAGCCGGTTGGCCAATCTGTTTGACTGGCACGGCCTTGTGCTTTTGGCCAAGCAGCACGACCGCTGCCTGGTTGTTTCCGAAGGGTGCAATATACCCGTCGAAGCCAGCGTTAATTACTGCGGATTCAAATCCATTGAGGTCGGATTGGGGTCTGACAATCCCAGTCTGTGGATCGTAGATGTTGTCCAGCTTGACTTCATGTGCATAGCCACCCACGCCGGACTCTGGTCGGATGCCTGACCCTTGGTCGACGTAGAAGTAGATGCGGTTTTTAAGGCGCGGATCAGTGCTGCTGTCCAGGCGATTACGTTCTGCCCCTTTAAGTCCTCGGCCATAGTACGCTCCACTTAGGGATTGTTGGGGAGACGTTGAGTAATGACGCGCGACAACTGAGATTGCGCCTTGTCTGCCTGTTCCGTAGCTTGGGACCTCAGCACGCCCAGCTTGATCAGATTCTGGTCGAGCTGATGTTGCAACTCCTGGTACGTTTTGACTTCCGGCAACGGCATTGTTGGCTGGTCCATTGGTGGCTCCTTCAAATTGCTGGAGTGTACCCTTGCGGTATGCAACCAGCGCATCGCGGGCAGTCATCTTTGCACGGTTCAAATCTCGAACGTATTTGTCGACCCGGGCGGATTCATATTTGCCTTGCTTTGATGTGCCACGCAAACGCTCAAGCAGGCCGTCGATGATCTTCAACCACTTGTCGACAAAGCCTTTGAAGCCTTGAGGGTCAGCCTTGGCCACATCGGCCCAAAACTTTTTATCAGTCGCGCGGTTGCCCAGGAAATCGGCAGTCATCTCTGACCGGGTCAACGGCGCGGTCATGTATTGCTGAATGCGTGCTTCGCGTGCAGCCGGGTCCGTGATTCCAGCCAGGTCATCTCGGTGCAAGAAGTTCTCGATGTAGGCGCGTTTGCCCTCATCGGTCATGTCGTCAAAGATGCTATCGAGTTGGGCAGTGAATTGCTGGGCCGGGGTGTTGGTTAATCCAGCATCGGTCTCAACCTTTGCGATCTGCTCAATTGTGTGTTTGAACTCATGTAGCGACGTGCGGCCAACATTGATTGCGACGTTGGCGGTATTGACAAATCCCGAGCCGGCAATGGCCACACCGTTGGGCGAAGCCACGTTTGTGTCGTGATACGCAAACAGGCGCGTGCCGAACTGGCTGTTCAGCGCCTGGCCAATTTGGCTTACGGCTGATGTTTCTTCTGGGGGTGCTGGGTTGAACTGGATCGGAGAAGCCACGCCCTGGGAGGTTGCCCATCGATCAATAGATCGTTGAGCATTCGCTCTTGCTGTATCGGCTCCAGGGAGCTCGCTAACCGGTGCAGCAGCGCCACCCCGCACTGGGGTTGACCCAAGGGTACCCGTGACATCCGGGATGGCCGTGGTGGCTGTTGTAGTGGCTGCTGGTGCATTTGGCGTTTGTTCCGATTGGCGGGCCTTCAGCTCAACCTCTGCGCTTCTGCGGGTGATGGCTGAGACGTTCGAGTCGGCAATGGTCGCTGACAGCTCATCGTCTGTCAAGCTGGCAACGGGTTTACCCTGGATGCTTTGCGGGCGTGGCGCGTTCATGCGCAACTTGTCCAGGCCAAACTGTTGTTCTGTTTCCGCATTGACCTCTGGACCGGGGGTCAGGGCCAGAGGTTCATTGGTCAGTGCTGGGCCTGGAGGCAGGGGTTCATTGGTAGGAGCTGGCTCGTTGAGAACCGGCGGCAGCGGTGTGACCGCGTTGTTTGGCACCAACATCTCGTTGAGATTACCGGCCAGCTCATTGGCCGCGCCGGTCATGTCGTCGACGTTGGTTGCCTGGTTCAGGACAGTCTGTGCGCGGTTGATACGCGCGGTCTGTGTGGGGCTGATGATGTTTGCGTCGTATGACTGAACATCCATTGCCCGGCGAACTAATGCGTCAACCTGTTGATCAACAACAGGGGCCGGGCGATTTAATTCATCACGAACTTGTTGGCCAACGGCAACGGCTGAATATGGGGCCGATGTAACGGCAGCTGTCGCCATTGCTTCGGGCACACCCTCCATCAATTTCTGTTGGGGGTTGACCGTTTGAGTGATGACGTTTCCGCCAAACTGTGTGCCGCCTTCTTCGACCTGTTCGCCAAGTAGTTCTTTGCCAAACACCTTAGCCGCGCCTTTGGGCGTTGCCACTTCTGACAAAATCTTTCCTGCGCCCCTAGAAGCAATTGTTGCTTCAGCACCCATAAAGCCAAAAACACCTAAAGGCGCAACAATCAAAGCGGCTAGGCGAGCCTTGGCCGTAGCTATTTCGTCAATTGCTTGCGCGGGGCTTTTACCTGCGGCAATGAGTTTTTGGTAGTCCGGGTTTTGTTCCCAAAGGCTTCGCGGCGTTTTCTTTGGATCAATGAGTGTTTCATACACATTCCCAGCAGCGTCACCACTGGTCATGATTGTGGTAGCCGTCAAACCGCCAGCGGTTGTACCCGCCATGCGAGCACTGGTTTGAAGGGCGTTACCGCTGATGGCTTCGCTAAGGGCAATCGTTGGGCTGGCGCGTGTGGCCAAGCCTACGGTTTCGCCTGCCAGGACTCCACCCACTTTGGCCAACCCCATCACACCCAAAAAGTTGGGTACTTGTTTGGTGGCTTCGGATAAGCTGAGTGCGGGGTTTGTTACAAGGCTTTCAACCGTGGCAAAGTATTTTCCAAGAAAGCCTTCTTCATTTTCCACACGCTCGCGCAAACGGTCTCGTTGCGCTTTAAGCACGCTCGATTCTTGGGCTTGCAATTCTTTTTGGGTATCCCGTAAAGATTGAGCAAGAACGCTTCCAGGGGCAATGATGTTGGTGGGCAACTGGACCAGGCTAGTCCCGCCCTGAGCCAAGCCAGACAACGTATCGACAGCCCACTCACCCGCAGTTCTAAACTCGTCGGCCTTTGCTTCGCGGGCAGCCCGAACAACTGATGGGTCATTTGCGCGTTCAATAAAATCAGCAAAACTTGGCTGACCTTTTTGCTGCATGGCGGCAGCCACTTTGTTGACAGTCTTGTCATCAGTGACCAGCATACCGCTACGCGAAAAGTCAGCCTTAGCTACGGTTTCACGGCTAATGGGGCCTGCGCCATAAGATAGCCGACGATCAAGCTCAGCTTGCGTTTCTTGAGGTGTAGGTTTAACGCCTTCTAAAACGCTTTTGTATTCTGGCCTCAAAAAATCGCCAACGCGTTGAATGATTCCACGGTCATCGCGGGCCTCAACACTTGGCGGGTTGACGCTCCCACGACCTGCACCAGCGGTAGATGGTTTTGACCCTGGCGACAGCTCACGGCGAGCGTCTTCTACCAGCGTGCCGAATTTTGAAAAATCGGGTTGCTCGTCTTGGTCTTCAACCGGCGTGCCGTACTTGGAAAAATCAAGGGCCATGATTATTTTTTCGTGTAGGTTTTGCCGTCTTTGGGATTTCTATACTTTGCGCCCGAAGGCAGTTTGTCAAAATCTGCTTGAGTTACTGGCGTGGCCACGGAAGTGGATGAAGCCGCAGGCGCAGCCTCTGACATCTTGCCAGTCAGTCTTTCTTGGGCTTTAGCTCTTTTTTCTTCTTCCGACAAATTCTTAAACTTAGAGCTCTCTTCTTCCATCTTAGTGATGGTCCTAGCAATTTCTTTGTTGAACGCTGCGCTTTGCATAGGCTTGCCGTCTTTTTCCAGCAAAGGTTTGCTTGTGCCGTCGCTCATAATCAAAACCATGTTGCCATTGGAATCTTCTTTGGTACTTTGAACGCGAGGGGCCTTTGCACCGCCACCTTCTTTAGCTTTAGTAGCCTGAGCCATATTTTCAGTAATTTGAGATTTGCCCAAAGGTGTAGTGTTGCTTTCGCCGGTAAAGACGTTGAGCTTCTCGCCGCCTTCAACTTTCATGCGCTCTTTGCCCAACGACACACCAACGGCTTCACCGCCAGGGCCTGGTTTGATATTGCCAGCCAACACACCCACGCCTGTTTCAGTTTGGAAGCCTTGCTGACGACCTTTCATCACGTCGTCGTAATGGCCACCCAGGGCATAAGACTCTTGGAGCTGGCCCAGCTTTTTCATCTTGGCTTTGTACTCAGCCTCAAACCCGGCGGGAAGCTCCATCTTTGTTTCGGCAGATACTTGTTCTGCTGTTTGGCCTTGGTACGCGCCCATGCCAGGCGCGGCCTGGGTAGTGACTTTTTGCAAAAAGGCAGTCTTGTCGCCGGACTTCATCGAGTTGTAAAACTCGGTGTACTGAGGGACCGTCATCTCCATCTGCGCAGCCATCCACACTTCTTGACTGCCACCAGGCTTGATGTCTTCCATGTTGATGCCGCCGCTCTTGCCGCCGCTACTGGAGCTACCGCTGGCCTTAGAGGCCCCAGCGTCAAGTTTCATCTCAAGCAGTTCACGCTTGAGATCGTTGTTCTCTGTGCGTGCATCGCGGCGGTCTTCCAGCCTGGCCATCCACTCTTCTTTTCGAGCGGCTATGCGGGCATCGCGGTCGGCCTCATCCCCGATGCTTTTGAACATCAGGTTTCCGACGTTTGCGCCGAACCCGCTGATGGCCTGGCCAACATTGCTCATTACAAGTCCGGCCATGATTAAGCTCCTTGTTGCTCGAACACCTTCGGATCAATCTTATCCATAGACTGCTGGAGCTGAGATGTGTCCACGCCGTTCTCGCCAAGATAGCGCAACAGCATTTGTTTGAAAGCATCTGCTGCATCTTTGGGGGTAACGCCCAACTTCAATGCTTCAGCGATGTCAATGACTTCTTTCAAAATCGCCATGGCCAACAAAGCGATCAACTCACGCGGCACTTGGCCTTGCGTCTTTTCATCGACTGTGCTGGTGATGTCGTAGGCAATGTTGGCCAAGGTGTCTACCTTGTCCTGGCCAGCACTTAATTGTTTGGCCACATCGTCGGCAGCACCTTGTTCATACAAAACGCCCATGGCGAATTTCAACGCCTGAACGAAGGCCGGATTGTTTTCATCCACACCTTTAATTTCGGGCGCACCCATTTTCTTTTTGATCAATCCGGCCATGATGTTTCCTTTAAGCGTTCATGTATTTTGCAGCCAAGCCGGTGGGCGCAGGCGCGTACTGCGCAGCGCGTGCGCGAGCTTCAGCATACGGGTCCCAAGCTGGGCCTTGATTTTGATAAATGGCTGTCTGTTGGTTAGGGTCCCACAACTGAGCACCCACGTTGGTGTTGTAACGAGCACGGGCTTCTGCGGCCATACGGGCTTCATACTCGCGTTGCTCTTTCAGTGCTTCTTCTTGAGCCTTGCCTTGAATAATCGCGCCGCCAACTTGCATGCCGCCACTGATCAAAGCCGGTGCGGTGTATGGGCTGTTCCAAATGCTACTCATCACTCCAGGCGAGGATGGGTTGTACGGTATTGAGGTATTACCTAGGTTTATGCCGTTGCCGCCGGTGTATCCAGCACTTGTCTGAGTGAGACCGCCATTTGATACGCCTGGCCCATTCAAACTGTATTGAGAAGCAGCCGGGTCGACATTTGACAGTTGCTTTAAATCCATTCGAGAGACTTGATCTCCAACCTCACCGGACTCGGCCCCAATCGAGTCAAGCATTTTCACTTGTTCCTCATAAGTAGGCGGCACGTTAGGAGCGGCGCTAGGAGCGGCGCTAGGAGCGGCGGGAGCTTCCGCTAACGACACTGTAGGCTCACTTAAAGCGGCTGCATAACCAGGGCTGGTCATTGCGCCAGACTGGGCAGCGGTTGACCATGAGCCGCCAATCGTGGAGCCAGCTTCAGCAAAGTTACCGGCCATGGCAGAGGTCCAAGCACTGGAGAGGCTGGATGCCGCGCTCGACACTCCAGCCCCCATCCCCGTGAAGAACGATCCACCCCCCATGGCAGAGCCATAGCCGCCTGCTAGAGCTGCCCCTCCAAAGTAAATTGCACCAGCGATCAAAATCGCTTTGCCGATGGGTGAACTGGCGATTGATTTAACAACTTTGCCAACGCCTTCGCCAATACTTTTGACAACGCTGACAGCGCCTTTAAGGACACCGCTAACAGCATTGCCAATGCCTGAAACTACTTTGCTCATGCTGAGACTCCTCGAACGTAAGTTAGGTTGAGCGACTCTCGCGAGAACCCAACGCGTTTGAAAAACTTAACCAGGCGCTCATCCACGCCTGGCTCCAATGAAATAACTGCCACCTTGATACCCGATCTGCTTTTGACCCATCTGGCAAATTCGCGAATCAACTGAATGCCCGCGCCTTTGACAGTCGTGTAATACAAGAGCACCGAACACTGCATGCGTTCAAACCAGAAACTCTTTTGAACACATGCAGCAAACGCGGCAACAATCTTGCCGTCCTCGTCTTCAGCAACCCACAAAAAGTGAGCTGGGTTCAAACACACCTTGGCCGTGTCCGCCATTGACAACTTGTCGATTTTGACGGGCAACGGATCGTTTGATACAGAGATGACGGCCAACTCTACGATGGCTGGCACGTCTTCTAATTTGGCTTTGCGGTAAATCATTTCGGTTGTGTGATGGGAGGAATGGCCGCACTGTAAAACTTGTTTGCCCAATCCACTTGCGCGTTGGCATAAGTGATCAAGTTGGTGATGGCTGCCTTCTTAGCATCTGCCGTCATCGTGCCATCAGCCATGATTGAATTAACGCCGCTCATGGTGGTGTTGGTGATGTTGGCTGCAAACGCGGTCGGGATGTTTTGCAAATCAACCTTAGCCTTAAACCCGATCTGTTCCAGGGCCGCTGCCTGCTGATCGTTTTGCAACTCGGTTCTTTGGGTTCGGTCAAGGGCTGCCTGTTGAGCAGTAAAGGTTTGCTGGCCGGTTTGCAACGCTGTTTGCTGCGCACGGTCCAGACCAGCCTGAGCGCCAGCAAAATCTTGCTGTGCTTTTTGCAATGCAGCCTGGGCCTGGACGCTTTTGTCGGTCAAGGCCAGCTGCTGAGCGCGATCCAGGGCGGACTGAGCACCGGTAAAGTTCTGTTGGGCCACTTGCAGCTTGGATTGCTGTTCGCGTTCCAGGCCAGCTTGGGTGGCCGTGAATGTTTGCTGGTTGGCCAGTTGGCCAGCTTGAAATGTCTGAGCACCTTTTTGCAAGCCAAACTGGTTTTGCTGGCCGACGTTGAACTGGCCACCTACGTTGGCTGAATTCTGGTTGGTTATGCCTTGACTGAAATAAGTATCGGCATCGGCCTTTGCAATCGGTGTGGCCTTCTCTAGCATGGCTGCAACGCCCGCGCCTTGGGCCATAGAGCTGTTGACCAGGCCGCGTGCTGCCATGCCTTGCTTGGCCTGTGCGCGTGCCTGCTGCATGAGCGGGTTGTCTTCGGCCATGATGCGCTGCAACTGGCCAGAGGTGGTGTCCTGTGCGGCGTTTACCTGGCGCTGCACCGGGTCAAACTGGGCGGCAGTTGTGTCCGTACCTGGCGTGAGTGTGCCGCCGGTTGTGCCCCCGGTCTGAATGTCAAAAGGATTTGCTGCTGTTGCCATGTAAGCTCCAAAAGAAAAAGCCGCTCGAAAGCGGCTTTTTGCGGACGCGAGGTCCCTACAAAGATTTTATGCCATAGGCATGTTGGGCGCAAGCTACGCTTGCAATCCTGGTAAATACTGAGTTTTGCCAGCCACCTTGACGGCGGTCAGCTCTTGTTTCTTCAGGTTGTTCGGGTCGTAAGAGACGTGGACCCAGCCGGAACTCGGTTGGCCTTGGGTGTAAAACTCCAGGATCAGCTGCGTGTAGTCGCAGTTATCCATGATCCATTGGGCCAGCTCAGGGTTGGGCACGCCATCGATCTCGATGTCAGCGGCCTGGCCCTTGCAGTGGTCAGACGTTTTGCTGCCGCCCACGGCTGCATTGGACTCAGGGCTGCGGTAGCCGCTGTTGACGGTCACTGATTTGCCAAAGTGGTCGCGCACGCGCTGGAGGACGTTCTCGCATAGGGTCTTCAGGTTTTCGATTGTGGCCTCGTCGGGCGTGTTGTCGATGCCCAGGCGGGTGGCTGTGTCTGACTTGGTCAGTTCTTTCAAGGTGAAGTTGGCGGATAAGTTCATTTCATGGTCCTCATTTGGTTGTATTGGTCGACGCAGGTGTTGAGACTGCGGATGGCTTGGTCACCTCGGCTGGTGAGATCGACAAGAGCTTGAGCAATTCGTCCGTCAAGTTCGGCTCTTGTTTCTGTATCTCCACTGGGAGTGGAGGAATCTGCGGCGGCTGGTACGGCACACTCGGCGGCTTTGACAGGAATGAACAGCTTGCGCTCGCCAGTGGCAAGATCAGCACGCAACTTAGTTTCTTTAGCTTGTGCAGCATTTTGAGATTTCCTCAGTGTTTCCGAATACGTTCGAGCAACTTCGCCCATGCGCTGCTCAGTCTGTCGAGCTTCAGCATTGAGACGAGCAACTTCAATTTGATTGCGATTTGATTCATCATGTTTTCCTTTGTAATAGCCGCCACCAAAACTGGTGAAGATGGCGGCAATGATGCCAAGCAGCACCCAGGGGTTGAAGATACTCATGGCGCAGGCGGTTCATCGTTGTCGTTTGCTTCGGCCTTGGCAATCGCGTTGGCCACAGCCTTGACACCAGAACGACCGGCAACACCACCCAGCACGCCGGTGATGAACACCATGATTGTGCTGATCTGTTGCGTGTACACCTTGTCGATGGGTGCCATGGCAGCCATGGGCTGTTGAACAAAGCTGACGCTGTACAAGAACATGGCCATCGATCCAAGCAGGATCAGGACCAGGGCTGTGATCACGAACGCCCAGACTCGGACTTCGATCTCTTCAACGGCCATGCGATGCTTTTGATTCATTACGACTGTCGGCATTACTTCTTCTCCGGTTCAGGTTTAACAAGCTGTTCAGGACAGGTGCCAGTGGCCGTACAGATCGGCGGTTTGCATTCAGTGGCTGCCCAGTTCTTTGGGTCCTGGCATGGATATCGGAAGTGGTCTTCGCATCCAAACAGTAGGACCACCATGATCGACAAAATCCAGATTTCAAAAATGTTCACGCTTACTCCTTCGGTCAAAAAGTGGGTTGTCGGAAAACTCATTTGTCTTTCGATTGTCCCGCTGTTGTTTTTCAATTTCGCGTCTAAGTTTTTGGACCTGCTCCAGTTGAGCTTTGGCCTCATGCTTAGCTTCCAAAATGTCCAGATACAAAAAGCCAAGCAAGGGCAACATGAACGCCACAAGAATCACAGCAAGAACCCAACCCAGTACGCCCATCAAAGTGTCCTCGCGTGTTGGACCCACAGGAGCCACATCCACAGGTATCCGATAAGAGCCAAAGTCAGGAGGCTGGCTCCGATTTTTAGATTGCGGTCCGCCTCTCTTTGCTGACGTTGCCATCGCTTCCTTTTAGCAATTGATTCTTGCGCCAGCCTGGCAGCCTCCTGTTCAGCACCAACAATTTCACGCATCTCGAATACCTTGCTGTACAGGGCACCAAGTTCCGGCGGAGCGTTCCAGGTCATCGCCTCTCTTATGGTGATGACAAGCTGGTCCATCTGGTCCTGCGCCCTGACCCTCTTGATCGCCGCTTCCATCAGGTTGGCGTTGGGGTCGTACACAGTTCGTGACTTTTCTTCCTCCTCGCGTATGTGAGCCGCGAGCTGCTCCTGAAGGTGGAAGAACTCGATGAGCCGGGCTACGACATCGTTGAGGATTTGTTGTTCGTCGACTTCGACGAACTTTTCTTTTTTCTTTGCTGCGGGCTTGCCCGCAACCGGACTGGAGGGCTTTGCTGGCGCAGGACTGAAAAACTGAACCAACTTGGTAAAGAAACCCTGGGCTTCTTTACCGATCGCTATGACTTCGTCAGCCGTCTTCTTAACCTGGATGAACTGGGTTTTCGCCTCACGATAAAGGTCGCACCCAGCCTGGATTTGCTTAACTAATCCAGCAGCAAGAAGGCATAGCGATATGGGGTCCACATCGTTACAGCCCCAACAACTTCTTCACGATGTCAGCAGCAACACCTGGGCCAAACAAGATAGCGCCGATCACGATATAGAGTTGAATCTCTATCATCTTCATGCGCTGCTTACCGGCTTCCAGTTTTGCTTCGATGGCTTCATAGCGTTGAGCGCAAATTGCCTCATGCACGGCAAAGTCTTTTTCAAGGTTGTTTTCCATTACGCACTTTCAGGCCAGGTTTGTGTTGTTACGGCGGTGATCAAACCAGGTACGTCGGTGGCAGCATCGATGCTTGCGATCAACCTGGTGCATTCGGTAATGACTGCCGCGCGGTATGTTACCGTGGCCGCAGGCACGTCTACGTTGCGTTCCAACTTGCGGATGTACATCCAGTCAGTCGCGGCCAAGAGCTTGTTGGTGGTGTCTTTAACCTGGGCGGTCCAGATGGTTTTGAGACCGGCCAAGTCTTTGGGGTTGTCTACGCCCCAGTAGAAGCGGTCGTCGTAGTGTTCAGGGTCTGCAACCTCGGTGATGCCAACCGCGTTCTTTTCTTCGATGGATGTCAGGCGTAGCCAGTTGGATGGGTACTGAGTGCCGTCGATCTCAAAGGGGGTGTCGATGGGTAGTGGGTTGCCGTTGAGTAAAAACATGTGTTACCTCGCAAGTGAATTTTTGAATGGGTTTTCGGCAAATGCGGCGTAGATTATGGTGTTGCCGCTTCCGTTGCCGCCTGCTCCACTGCCTCTAATCTTAAAACCGTTTGATAAAAAATCTAAGGGCTGGTTAGTGGTCGCTTGAGTGGTTTCGGCTTGCGAAAGATTGGGGCGAAGGTCAAGGTTTGTTAAGTTGTATAGATTGCGAGATGTATCAAAAATTTGCCAATCTCCTACTGCGGATGCGTTTTTCCACATTACAAACCTCGGTCTAAATCCTGTGTACACAAAAGGCCCATCAGTGCTTGCATTGCCTGTGTAGCTACCAAATGCAGAGTATCCAGCTACTGCGGCAAAGCAGTAGGCTACAAAAGTTGCTGCATTTTGACTGACGTTGGCATTTGTTCCAATGCTGAAAACACTGCTGGTTGGAGTTGTGCTGTTCCACATAGCCGCCAAAGTTGCTTTTGCGGCAGTTGATTCCAAGACAATGTATTCAGTGCCAGCGAATGCGGTGTGCCAAACAATCCATGAACTAACAATACTTCTAGGTTTAAGTATTATCATCTTAGGCGCAACACCCAAGCCATGACCAACAGTAGCGTTAGCACCTGTGCCTGTATACGTCACCACGCTAAAGCCAGCAGTTGCATTTGCTCTTACTTGTGCTGAAATTGTTCCGCTGGTGTTGGTTACAGTTGAGCCGCCAGCGTTCCATTGCCAAGCAACGTAAGTACCAGCAGATGCGCCAACTTCTACGCCGCCATCTTGCGTAAATCCATTTGAATTAAATGCTGTCAGTTTGCCATTTGTACCGGTTGCTTCTACTACTGTACTATCACTTAACAAACGCTGGCCGACTCCGCGCACAGCGTCTTCAAGATGATTTGAGTAAGTGTTGTTGCGAACTTTTGTCCATACAAAATCAGGTTGAAACGATATGCCATTGACTGTATTTGTAACAGCCAAAGAAGCCCCAGTACCTGTATATGTAGTAGCCGCCATGTAGCTTGCGCCATTGCTGATACTGGGCGTAGGCAGGTTCTGCGTGTTCAGTGCAATAAAGCCAGTGGGCGGTGTGCTGTTGAATGGGCGTTGACCAAAGTTGGCTGCAAAGGTTTTTGTGCCTGCTGAGTTGTCAGTGGCAACCGCAGGAACGATGATTGTCCCGGCTGTAAAACTGAATGATGGGGTTGCTCCTTGCGCTGCACCGTTTTTGTAAAACTGCACAGTGCCAGCATCAACGTCTACTGCTACGCCAATCACGTCACCCGCTGTATACGTAGCGCCTGATGTCTGCGCGGTTCCAGCTAGATTATTTATTGCGCCATTTGATCGATAGCCGCCAATATTGTTGGTGACCGTGCTTCCATCGGCGACCGCCTCAGTAGTAGCCATGCCAGCATAGCAGTTCAATCCAGAGCCCGATACGTTTGTGACTTCCCAATACCATTTGCCGGTTGACGGCAGTCGCATGGACGCAACTGCTTGAGTGGCGACAGTTGCCGACGAATTCGTCGCCGATAGATTGCCATCAGTGATGGTTAAATTATTGGCAAATAATTTGATTGGGTTAAGGACTGGGTAGTTCCCCCGGCCATTACCGCCATCAGCAAAAGGTGTAGGTGTGTCCAGCATGGAGTCGTATGTAACACCAGCAGTCACGCTGATGTTGTTTGGTGTCCAGTTGTTGCCGTTGCCTGAGTAGTCTTTGCCAATGGTTGCGGCAGTAGAGGCGGAGTTGTCGCTAAAGTTCAGTTCATATCCGTTTGTGCCGTATGTGCCTATATACGCTTTCGGTTGCCATACACCAGTGACAGGGTTTGTTTCACCAAACAGTGTTGCAACATTCAATGCCGCCCATGTGGTGGCGTTATAGGTTGTTCCTGATACTGTTGGGTAGCCGTCAACAAAATTGATCTCAGTGAGGTAGCCATCAAGGTAACTAAGCACGTTGCCATAGGCTTGAGGATTGACACCCGCCCCACCGATGTACTGAGGCACGGTATTGTTGATAGACAATGTTTGGTTTTGTCCGGGTGTTACGGAGAACGAGCCGGGTGCAAGTACGCCGTTAACATATATTCTTGTTCTATTTGACGCAGTGGCTTGCGTTGTATCCATCGCAATGATGATGTGATACCAAGCCGATGGGTCACGGTAGAGAGAGGTAGTTTCATATATCAATTGATTTGATACGTTATTTACCGTTTCTTGCAAATAAATATCAAAGTTGCTGTTGAAGTAGCAATTGAAATTTGATTGGCTCGTCCCAAGTGTTCCAGCGCCAAATATTCCTATTACTCCACCAACAGTTGACCTTGACAACTCTCCACGTTTTACCCAGCCACTCCACGTCCAAGTAGTCCGGCTTGATGCACTCCCAGGCGTTCTATTGAAATACCCGCTTGCACTTGAGCGCAGACGCACACTGCGCTGAATTTGGTAGCCGCCAGCGCCTGTTAGGAATTGATTCTTGGATGAGAACATTATGCGTATGCCTGTGCAAAGTTACCGTACCAGGATGTGCCGTTGGAAACGAACGTCAGAATGTCCCACCTGGTTGCCGTGGTGGTCAGTGTAGGTGCTGCGTTGTTTGGCCACTTCACGCTAGTGAAGGTGCCTGTAAACGAGCCAGCGCCTGAGCTTACGATCAAGATGAACGATTTGCCGGCAACGGCTGTTGGCATGGTGAACGTGCAGTTGCCTGTCATGGTGACCGTCTGCACAGTGCCGTTGGCCAAGGACAATGTCTGAGCCGTGCCTGAGTTACCAATTGCGACCACGCCTTCGGTGTACGAGCCAGACAGGTTTAAGCTGCCAACGGTATCTAAAGTCAAACGGTTTGTTCCGTTGATATTGAACTTTATGTTTGCGGCAGTAGCCACTGAAATGCCAATATCTCCAGTAGCCTGATAGATTGTGTCCGCTGTATTTCCGCCATTCAAACGCAAGCCGTTCATGAATGCGTTGCCGCCCACGTCTAAACTTCCTGCTGGCGCACTAGATGTGTTAATCCCCACATTGCCGCCATAAGGATTTATCAGCAAAGCTCCAGCCGCCGTTCCACTTGTGCTGACCTGTATCTGCGGAAGATCACCTGTGCCTGATGCAATAGCCAGCGAGTATCCAGAAGACGATTTTGGAACTAAGGCAACTGTGGCTTGTGAATACGACGTGAGAAGTGTGGTTGCATTTGTTGTGCCGCCCGTTACTTGCAACTGCGCTGTTGTGGCTGTTGATGGCGTGACGTTGATGCCGACCCGCTGACTTGTGTCAATCGTGATGGCAGTTGTGCCTGCTGACTTTAAAAGCAACGATGTTGCAGCAGCAGAAGTGACGAATGGCGTGGTGACGCTAGTGTTTGCGGTGACGGTTGTAAACGTACCGGCAGCAGCCGCTGTGCCGCCAATCGCTGGAGGGCTGGCCAAGTATGTACTGAACCCTGTGCCAGAGACCGTGCTTGATGCAGACAGCGTGGTGAACGCACCGGCAGCAGCCGCTGTGCCGCCAATCGCAGGCGGGCTGGCCAGGTATGTACTGAACCCTGTGCCGGAGACCGTGCTTGATGCAGACAGCG